GAAGGTATCCAGGTCGGGTACCTTTCCGGTGTCGCAGGCCTCGAACTGGGATGGAGCGAACGATGACCGAGTTCAGTGACGAGACCATCCGCAAGGGAACGGCGGACTGGTTCAACCGCGAAGGACCGTTCAACACGACCCTCGAGGAACTTACCCGGTACGCAACTGCGGTCGCGAGTGCCCCTCTCTCCGCCGTTAGCCACTGGCTCACCCCGCGTTGCCCCGAGTGCGGGCTTTCGATCAAGGAGATGGGCGTCGACAAGGACGTGCACCTGATCATGCTCGGTAACGTTCTCGTGGGTTGTGAGTGGTTCTGGGTGGTCAACCCGAACGCCGTTGGCATCGCGATGCCGAACTGGGATGACTGGACCGAGTCGTACGGTGACCTCGAGCTCTGGAAAGAGACCGGCCGTCCGGGTAAGCCGATAGCGGAGAAGCCCCCGTGCACTTACCTGAGCCCCGGTGGCACTCCGTGTCGCCTTCGTCAGGACGGGCACTGGCACGAATAGCTGAAAGGGGACTACAACCGCGATGAAGGACCGTCCGTTCGTAACGCTGGCAAAGGAGTTGAACTACGTGATGAGTGGCGCACACGAGGTCCCGAAGGACCTGCATGTCGGGACCGAGAACGCGGGACCCGAGGAGCAGATGTTCACCGTGGTCGTTTACGACCAGGGAGGCCGGACGGTGCTGTTCCGACAGATCGCCGGCTATTCCGCAGCTGGGGTCCTCACGCAGTACACCGAGCAGGTGTCCTCGGGTAACCCGGACTACGGAAAGGACACGACCGACGAGTCGTCGGCTCCGTTCTACCGGGCAAGTGGGGTGACCCCGTGAACATCGACCAGGCCATACACGCGATTCGCGACAAGTGGGCAGTGCCGGTTAAGTCGATACCGGACCTGCGGTCTATCCTCGAGCAGATAAACCCGGACGAGGAGCCGAAGTGCGGCGCAATTACCTGGCCGTATACCGAGAACAACATCTGCGTCCTTAAGCCGCACAAAGGCGGAAGGCACAAGGACGCGCGGGAACGGGAGTTCGACTAATGGACAAGTACTGGGTGGTCGTATACAAGGCGCAGCCGGGAACGAACACGATCTGGTACAAGCAGTACGAGAACCGCGAGATCGAAGCCGCTTCGACCAGCGACGCCATTGACAAGGCCGCCGGCGAACAAGGGGACTGAAAGGACTACAACCCGAGGCAGCTCAGGTCCAGCTCATACCGGACCTGAGCTGCCTCGATCTCCGGGTAGCGGTCAGACCGCGGAGAGGCCGAGCAACGTGACGGTCACCTGCTTGGACTGGCACGTGCGAATACCGCCGGACCCGTTCGCCTCCCAGCAGCGGACCTTCACCGACTTGGCACCGGTCACCAGAACCGATGCACCGATGATACCGGCCATCGTCCCGGCCTGCGGCTGGTTTGGCGACGCCATCGCAGCGTCGATATTGTTCGCGAACGAGTGAGTGAAATACCCGCTCGAGTCCGTCGAAGTGGTAACTTCGTCGAACTGCGGGTCTCCGACAATGCTCATAGTGCACCCTTTCGTTGGAGCTTAGCTGTTCTCCCCCGGGGATAGTCCGTCCAGTCGCTCTCTCACCAGTACCCGCAGTGGGTCGACAGTCGTCCCGGTTAAACGGTGTGAAGGCTATCCCTACCTAGGCACGCACCGTGTCGTTGGTAGCCGCGACTCGCCCGGGGGAGCAACTCTATGCGCCGACAAGCTCCAGCTCGGACCCGATGTTGGCTCGGATCAGATCGAAGCGGCGGCGAATCTCGAGGATCGCGTCATCGCAATCGGTGGTGAGGTGATCGGCTGGGAGCTCCACCGACTCGGTCACCGTAGTGCGGGTGAGCCGGATAAGGGTCGGTGAATCGTCCTCGAAGAAGCCGGGCGGGTCTTCGGTGGAGAGGTCCGGAATGAACCCGTGTTGCGTTCGGCCTTCGGCGATCTCGGAAAGAGTTGGCGGCGCCGTACGAATTGGTTCGGTATCGTGGTGCCGTGCCGGAGCTTGGACTCCCGCGCCCTCGTCGAGGATTGCGGTCAGCTCTTCGGTGATTCCGTGTCGCTCCTCCGCCTCGTAGTGCGCTTCCAGCTCTTCGATCTCGCGATCGAATCGGCGCTGCAGGTACATCGCCACGACGCAGGCCCCGAAAATGGCGGCCAGTATCAGCGATCCGACCCAGATAATCCGTGCGGTGGTGTCCACTCTTTCTCCGATCCTCGAAGGTAACCCGGACGCAGCACGGGTCAAGGGGTGGTTAGTAAACGTTAACGCCGACGGCGACGTTGTCCGCGGAACCGTGGCTGTCCCGAATGACCGAGATCATCGTGATGTGCGCTCCGCCGTCCGGGAAGTCGTAGCTGACCTGGCCGTCGTTCTGCGTGGTATCGGCGGGAACTCGGATGCGGTCACGCGTCCACGTCTTGTCGTTGTTGTTGTACGTGGCGACCTTCAGGTACGGCGAGTTGGCTCCGACGTCCGTAGCGTTGCAGCCGAACGCCATTCCGCCGGCACTGCCGCCGATCCACTTGTAGATGGTCTGCGCACCGGTGCCGTTGTTCAGGTCCTGCATGTCGTTGTCCTCCGTTGTTCCCGTTGACTGTCCATTGCCGCCGGTGATGAGTGCGGCGAGGTCACTAAGGCCGCCGGGTCGACTCGAGCAGTCGACGAATCCGGTACCGGCCCACGGCTCGTAGGTGCAGTTGCCGATCTGGCCGTTCGAGTGCTGCCACAACGTGTGCGGAAGCGTTGGCTCACTCTGACCGTACGCCGCGACCCAGGTATGCACCTGCGGGTTCGTGAAGATCGGCGAAAGTCCGGCGGTCATTGCGAAGTTGAGACCCGAGTAGAGCCAGTTACCGGAATAACCGGGGTACGCGGGGAGGAGAGTACCGACAGTAGCGAGCCAGGCGATAGCACGAGAGAGCTGGTTGCCGCCGCCCTCCTCGTGGTCGAGAATGGCGAATTCGCCGTCCTGCAGTGAGCCGACAAGTGCCACGAAGGCTCGAGCCTGTGCGATCACGTCCTGATCTGCCCGCAGGTACTGGTAGATCCCGAGTGTCGAAACGCCGGCGTTGTGTGCGAGCGCTCGCCTTCCCGCGGCCCACGCGTTGTCGATGTGGCTGGTTCCGTAGAGCGCACGGATTACCGCTCCGCCGCCATTCTCACCGGTGATCCCGGACCAGTTCGAGTTGTTGAACTCCGAAAGGTCCGGGAGATGGAATCCCGACGTAATTCCGTGCGGAGTGGCGGCGAAAGCTCTGGCGCCCTGCGGAATCAAACCCGCACGGCCCATTACTCCCTCCGGCACGTCCACGACGTCCTGTGCGCTGATCGTCATCCGGTGCCTCCTTTACCGTTGGCTATTCCCGAAGTCTAGCATGATAACCCCGAAAGGTCAATCTCAGTGGGGCACCGGTATCCCGTAGTGATGCGCCAGCTGGAGTAGCGAGTACGACGGCGGTGGAAGCGTTCCGCTACAGTGAAGTGTCGAGAACGAGTTTCGCGAATCAACTACGATCTGGATGCCGAGCTGCGACGCCTTTGCGTTCACGGGTGCGACAGCAATATCGCGGTAGAAACCGCAGGAACCACGTACAGATAGAAAAAACACCACGAGACCGGCGCCGAATAGCACGGTCACGACTCCGTTGAGGATAAGGAACGCCAAAACAAGCCGACGCTGCTTCTTCGTCCACTGCTTGTATTCTTCATCGAGCACTTCCGGCGATAGCTGCGGCTCATGTGCGTGCTCATTCGTGGTCACGCGGTTTCTCCTTTGCCGTGGAGGAATATCTCGCGGCTAGTGCGAATCTCGGTGACCACGGCCCCTTGTGCAGCATCGATTTGCCGTGTTATTGCCCCTAGCGACTCGGACATGTGGCGATGCAGCTCTTCGATTGCCGATCGACCGGACACGATGTCACCGAGTGTCTGTACCTGCGCTTGTAGTGCGGCTATCTGCTGTGCTTGCTGCTGATTCGTCGCATGTAGATCTCTCGTCTCGACCTCCAGCGCTTCAGCTCGTTCACGATACGAATCCGCGGCCTGCTTGTAGTTGGTCACAATCGCCGTGTTTCGGGTCGAACGGAATACAGCTACGCCTCCTATCGACCCGGCAATAGCGAGGAGTACCGCAACGACTGCTGCGAGTACCGAGATGACGTTACCCATCGGTCCCCCTCACTTCTTCTTCTTGAGCGGCTTCGTCGTCGTAATTGCCTGCGTCCGGGCGGGTGCCGCATTCGTAGCATTCTGCAGTAGCGTTGCGAAATCGGCACGGAAATTCTCGAACGGCGTAACCGTGGCCTGCATTGCCGCGTCGTCCCAGCTATACGCTCCGACCAGGAACTGCACCGGACCGCGGGTGACCTCGCCACTGAATGCGAAGTCCGAGAGGATAGCGCGACAGAACATCGTTACGGCGCCGTCTTGGTAGAACACGCCGGGATCGACTGGTACACCGCCCATGTTCGTCAACTGTCCGTACTGAAGTACGAACGGGTCCGTAAAACCCGCACGGGTAAACCGCTTCATCACCGCCGCACCGATGTTCGTGGCAGCACCGGACGTCAATACGCCGCCACTACTAACGTCCGTAAAGTCCTCGCGGCGTCCTTGCGTTGCGATTGCGCTTGAGCGATCGACCTCCACTAGGGCGTACTTCGCCGGAACGTTTCCTGCGTCCGCCGCACTGTTGTATCGAATGAAGAGTGCATTCGGACCCGAGGCAATTGACTGCGCCACCGGATCGGTAGCGATCAAGATGCGATTCGGCACGGTCGGTATCGGGAATACCGAAAGCCGATTCTGGTCACCCGGTCCTTCGGAGACCATCCACGTCAAGCCGCCCTTGGCGCACCCCGCGGTTAGCAGGTCCGCAACCGAGATGCTGGCGGAATCGAACTTCTGACCGGTCCAGATCCCGGAAACGGCTCCGATGTTCGTTTGTCGGGTCCACGGGAGCCCCCGCGCTATCGCTTGGTCGACCACGTCATTGAATACTGCGGCACCCCACGCCACCGTATAGACCGCACGGTAATCCGCACCCTGCGTTCCCGATCCGTGTGCCGTAATCGTCCACCCGGAGGACGCGGGAGAGGGCTCATCTAGGATTCCGGTCCACACTATCGACCCGCCACGGAACGCCTTTACCGTCCGACCCGGTGTGAGCGCTTCCGAGCGATCTCTCGGCGGCTTGATCCACGTGGCCGTTAGGGTATCACATCCGCCGGGAGTCGTAAAGCTGTACGTAGCAGGTGCAAGGTGCCCGATATGCGACAGCGATATCCCTCTCGTGCCTCCCGGCGGAAAGGTTACGACATGTGTAAGCCCGGGCATCAGCATCGGTCAGGACCCGGCCAGCTTGATGAACTTCGCCGCCTGCACGGCAAGGGACGGCGTCATCCCGTTGAGAGGCGTTCCCTCCTGCATTGCCGCGATTGTCGGCTGCAGGTCCGATACGAGCTGGATAATCGCGTCAACCTCCTCAACGGTATACGGAGCGTCCGGGTCCAGGTTGGCCAGATCGCCGTCCGGATTCGCCGGATCGGACGGGTTGGTGGTCAGCTCGTCAACGACAGCGATAACGGACGTCGCTGTACGAATTGCGTCGGCCAGTTTGAGCCCGAGCTGCACGAGCGTGTTATCCAACTGGGCCCGGGTTAGTGGCGCCCCTGCCGTAAACTTCGCCATTACGCCTCCTTCGCTATCCGACCATTGTCAGTGTCGCAACTGAATCGGCCCCTACGGTATAGCTGCCACCGCCGGTAGTGGCAACTGCGACGTTTAGCGTACCGGCCACGCTTACCGTGAACGACCCGGAGAACAGCCACTCCACTGCCGTTCCCGCAGCATACGCTGGTGTGTTCCCGAGACCTAGTGCGGCGCCACTGAACTCACGGGTATTGATTCCCGCTTGCACGAACTGCGTCGCGACCTGCCAGTTGTTCGATACTCGACAGCTGGAGATCGAACACGATCCGCCGAACCCGTTTGCTTGTGCAACGGCCGACGCACCCTGCGACCAGTTGACCATCCCGTGTATCTCGTACTGTCCCGGAACGACATTCCACGTCATTCCGGAAATCGAGACGGCTCCGACACCGCTTACTGGCTGGTTCGACGCAAGGATCTGCGGTTGCGGTATCCGGGCAAGTAGTGCGTCGAGTCGCTGCGCACTATCGACAGACTTGTCGGACGTCATTGCAGCCTCTCCGTCCACCACTGCGGCGGGTAGAACGCCGTGATACCGGGAAGTCCTTGTGCCGAGTACACGAACAGCCGGTTGTTCGCATTCGGGTACACGGCCAACGGACCACCACTGAACCTCTCGGCGTACTGCAGTGCCGATACTGCCTGGTCGCGGTCCAAGTTCGACCCGAGTATCCGACCAAGTTGCCGAGTAGTGTCCGGCTGATCGACCCAGATGTTATTGAATACCGAAATCGACCCTACGTTGACCAGGATGAACGTTCCCTTCGTATCAACGAGGAACACGTCCAGGAAGCGATCGGAGGTATTGGTGTCAGTAATGGTCAGACCAAAGTACGGAGACAACGATCCTGGCGGTATGTCTGACAAAGGCAGCGTTACTGGTCCCATGTCGACAATGGTTTGAGTACCGAGTAGGTCAGTGGAAGGGACCAGGCCTTGACGCGGGATGTTCTGCGTCAAGGCCGTTCCACCGGGATACGGGTACTGACGGAGCTGGATCGTAATGTCGCGGGAGGCCGAGGGCGTGTTAACGGTACCGAGGACGGCGAACATCGTGTAGGTACCGTCATAACGAGCATTCAGGTTCCCGATGTCCGGGATCAGATACTCCGTAGCACCGTTCGGAACGTCCGTTGCCGTGATCGGACACAGTGGGTTGAAAGCGTCCGGCGCATCACGAGGCGGGATATGCAGCGCCAAGCTTTGCAACGGAAGGATACCCGCGGCACCGAATGTCAGCCGGATCTTTCCGTTTGCGCCGGTAGCACCAAGGTAACCGGAACCGTCATCGGATCCACCGCCTCCACCGCCACCCGGACCTGTCGTCGGCGGCTTACCTTGTGACGCGGGTGCCGTGTTGACCCCGGAGAAACCACCGTCCCCTCCCGGACCGCCGTCAAATACTGCCGGAGCACCGCCCCGTCCGTTCCCGTAGTTACCGGCGGACTTTCCTGCGGACCCCGGACCACCGGAAGAACCTCCACCGCCTCCGTGATCGTCACCAGCGGCGTTGGATTGTCTGCCGTCGCCACCGGGATAGTGCGCATAGTTCTGCGATCCATCGCCGCCCTTACCACCGCCCCAAGCCGTGGACTGCCAGCCCCCGTCACCACCGTGCGCATATAGCTGTCGTCCACTGTCTCCCGAGAAGAACGAGTCACCGCCACCCTGCCCTTGGTTGCCTCCTCCGGTACCACCTGTTCCGCCGGCACCTACGAAGGGGTGGTAAACGGTTAGTGGCGTTACCGGAACGTTGAGCTCCATTACGTACTCACCGGCGCCACCTCCACCGCCGCCGTGTCCGGGTTGCGCACCGGCACCTCCGGCTCCCGCGCCCCACCCTTCCTCTTTGTCTACGTGCGTTACGCCGGTCGGTGCCGTCCAGTTGTTCGATCCGGGCGTCGTGAACTCGGCAACGCTGGAGAAGGAGCTCGTTCCCGGAGCGGCTTGGATCGCTAGCGGCGTCCTTGCGGTACCGACGATACCGGGTAGCTGGTAGAACGCACCGCGGGTACCGACAGTCCCAACCGAAGTTGGCTGTGCTTGGACGAGGTTGAGGTACGCGTCTGCCTGTAGTACCTCTTGCCCTTTCGACCCGGTAGACGTGACGGCATTCGCATCCCAGCGACTCCACATCTTAATCGACCAGCGGCTAATGGTCGTAAAGTCGAATCCGGAGGCCACCTGTGGAATGTGTGCACTAATCGACTGCCAGTGCGGCGAGTTAACCAGTGCCGAGGCATGACACGTCCGCTTGAAGCCGAACGAGTTCTTATTTCCGGCGGAGTCGTATAGCGTTACCGCAAAGCTAACGGTACCGCGGTGCCAGACCGGCCACTGGTTAGACGGGGTCGACAATCCGAACCAGAAGGAGAACTTCGGACGACCCGTAATGTCAACCGGAGCCGGAAGTACGTGATCGTACAGTGGACGGCTGTGCCACTGTCGAGACCAGTGCGCACTAAAGCTACCGAATGCCGTAACGGACGCCTTCGTCCACGTGGACCCGTTATCCGCACTGAATACCGGACCGCGATCGAGATAGCCGTCATCAAAGAAGTGCTGTTCGTTAGCGGCGCCCGTGCTGACTACCTGAGCGAGCAGACGAGCATACGCAGTTCCGGACGGCGCAATCAGCCCCGTGGACGTTACCTGCGTATACGCTGACGTCGTATCAGCGGCACCGGAACCCGTAAGCGGACCGCCGATCTGCGTACCGGACGAGTCGAAGAAGTTTGCTCCGGTCTTACACGTTCTCGCTGACACTGCAGAACGGAACCAGCCTTTTGCGGTGATCGAATCTCCGGCGTTGCACTTCAGTCCGGCGCCTTGCGCTCCGGTCGGTGAATCGATAAGCGGTGACGGTGCCGCACTATGCGCTGCGAACATGTCACCGGAGGCAACGGAGGTAAGGCGGAGTGCGCCGGCTCCGGAATGTACCGGTGTCGTCACCCGAGCTATCGTACTGTTCCCCGCACCGACCCAGTTCGCAATCGTGGTATCGAACGTGGACGCATCACCGGTGAGGAAGTTGGCCGCTCCTACCGTTGACCCGAAGTCGTCAATCAATACCGTCGTAGGCGGAGGCGGGAACTGCTGGGACGGCGAGTTGAACTGGATTAGCTCCTGCGTGTCGGAACGACCGTACGGAAAGGCGGCAAACGACACATCGACCAACGAGAACAGACCCTGCTCGGTCAATACCGAGTAGTGCACGACCACCGAGCTCAAGCCCATGCAGTCGAGAATCAGTGGTTCGGCGCCTTCGCGGGTCCAGATGAGCTCCCACGAATCCTGCGCTGTCGTTTGCAGCAGCAGCTCTCTTGCTCCGGCCAGCGTCAATCGATCAGCGATGTGATCTCCGGTTGACGGGACGCCCATCACGACCGGAATGGTCGGAGCACGATTCGAGGCCCGGAAGCCGGTGATCACTTCACCGTCAAGTAGCAACGAAGCCGTTTGCTCGGACGTCATCTGCGGAGCCGAAAGATCGAACCCGGTACCGAGGTAGAAGTACGCACCTACGCACTGCGGGTTCATGCTAGGTACGCCGCCGCCTAGCAGCTCAATGATCCCGCCGATTACCAAGCTGTCAGTCATATCACCCTCACTGCGCCGAATACGTTGCTCGGTAGGCCGCGTTGCGCGCTGTCCCGTCCAGCGCACCTCCGAGGGCCGAACCGGTATTCACGGCGGACTTCTCTACGGTTCCGATTAGCTTCCGTAGTAGCATTTCGACATTACCCATACCGCTCATCTTGGCCCCCCGCGCCAGTGCGATGAACGCGCGGCGTTCCGCGGGAGTGAGCACCTCCTCAGTACCACCGGTACCGTTCATGATCATGTGCTGTCCCGGGGGAAGGGGCCCGCCCTTGTCGTACCAGTTGTTCGCCACTTCGTGCCCCCACGCGGCCGCGGGAGAACCATACCGGCCAAGGATGTAATTCAGCCCCCACAAGATCTGCGCCTTGTAGTCGCCGAGGTTGTACGGGTGTCCGTGCCCTAGCGACTGCGGAATACCGTACGCCCCGGAGGACTGGTTAACGGCGTATGCGGACCAACCGGACTCCTGATTCCACAACGACAGGAGTGGCGGGAACTGCGAAGCACCCCAGCCGTAATTACCGAGAATCGACCGAGCATATGCCTGCGCGAGTGCGGCGGATGCCGAACGAGCCCCGGTGTCCATAAAGCCACCGAACATCGACGGCGACAGCTGCGCATTCTTCTGCACGTACGCCGCAATAGCCTTCTGTGCCGCCGCGTTCCGCGCATTCAACTGCCGAAGGAATGTCGGAACGGAGGGGTTGAACTGGTCCGCGTACTGCCAATCGCCGGTACCGCCGGCCAGTCCTCCGAGTACCTTCTTGGTCGGACCGGCCGGCATCACGTGGGAGCCCTTCGGCAACCACGTGATCTCCGGACCCTCTTCACCGGTGAGGTAATAGCCGGACGCTCCGATTCCGCCTCCCCGCGCCCTACGTCCCTTAATCGGACGGGACGGGAACGACACACCGGCGGGAAGGTTCAACCCGAACGTCAGCGCGACCTTCTTGCCGTGAATTGCGTCCCAGTCGTGCTGGATGTTCCGCGCCTTCTTTGCGATGTCCGCTTGGATCGCATCGGTCGTGGTCTTGATCGAGGCCTGTGCCTTTCGGAACGGCGCACCCAACGGACCCGGGAGCTTCGCCATAATCCCGATGATCTTCGACACGAGCTTCAAGAAGGTCAGCTCGATTGCATCCGCCGTAAGGAAGGTGGCGTTCTTCCAGATGTCCAGCGCCCGCGGAATCGTCTTCGTAAAGAAGTTGATCAGCGGTGCCGCGAAGTTGTTATAGATCGAGTGCCACGCTGAGATCCACGCTCGCTTAATCGCCGGCCACATGTTTATCAGCAGCGCGGACAAGGCGACAACGGCACCGACCACTGCCGCGATGATCAGCGGAACGCCCGCGAACGCTAGTGCTAGTGCGACGCCAAGTGCCGTAACCCCGAGGATGATTGCCAGCAGGGCGTTCGGCGACAGGTGCGCAAGGAACTTCGCGATCGCTGCGGTGATCACTAGCATTACGGCGCCGAGCGGTGCTAGTGCGATACCGAGGTTAACGAAGATGCGCAGGATGCTAAGCAGCAGCGATCCGAGAACCGGTCCGTTTGCCACAACGTATGCGATGAACGCATTGAAGCCGGCGGAACCCGACAGTCCACTGGCCCAGTTCGCAAACTCCCGGGCCAGCGATACGATTCCGGGTAGGACAATCTGCGCCAACGGAATGAACGCGAGCAGGATCTGACCGAGTGCGTTAGCTAGCTGTACGCCAGCAAGACCGAATTCCTTGAGCGCGAACGCTCCGAACTTGCCCATCTCCTGCAGGAAGTCGTGGAACGCGGGGGAGGTAGCAACGATCTCGAACTCATCGCCGAGAGCCTTGAAGGCACCGAGCGCTGGTTTGACGATCAGCGGTAGTAGACCCAGTACCGTCTTTACGACCTGGAACCACGGCTGAAGAGCGTTCGATACCGGCCTTGCGAATTCGTTCTGCAGCTTATGCCAGAGTGCGACGACCTGCAGCAGCTCTTGGAACAAGCCCTTCTGCGTACCGGTGAGGTTCCTCGTCGCGTCCGCTTCAGCACGCAGTGCGGCCGTTCGTTGGGTCCCGGTCGTTGCAGCCTTGAGCTTCGCCTGTGCCGCCGTCAAGGCCTGGTAGTCCTTGATCAGCTTCGAGACGACCGGACCAACGGCAATCGCAATACCGCCGACAGCAAGTCCAGCGCCGGCCAACGACGCGGTAAGTGCACCGGCAAGACCGATAACCGGAGTTAGTGCGGCAACGATCAACGGGGCTAGACCGATAATTGCGGAGACAAGACCCGACCAAACGACGTTACCTTGCGAGATGTTGTTCGACATCCCGCTGAACGCACCACCGAGACCGCCGATAGCCGAGAGCAGACCGCCGAAACCGCCTCCGCCGCCGAAAATCCCGCCGATGTTAAGCCGCTTCTTGTTCAGCGAGTCAACTTCGTGCTTCGTAATCTCGATCTCAGCGTCGGCTTCGGCAAACCCCTGCGCATCGACCTTGAGCTTTATCGCCTTCTGGAGGTTCTCGCGAAGAGCGTCGTACATCGCGGTAGTCGATACCGCTTCTTCCTTCGGCTGCGCAGCGTCGACCTTTAGCTCGGCCTCAAAGGTCTTACCGTCGAAGTCCGCGCCCTCTTGCTTCGCCTTTGCAACATCTCGTTCGAACTGATCACGATTGAGCTTAAGCGTCGCTTCGATCGAGCCGGCATCGAACGTCACTGCCAGTCCGCCTTTCCTTCGACCGCGCGGACCCGGACTCCGATGCCCTGCAGCGCCTGGTCCTTCTCCGTCTTAGCCGAACGTTCAGGTGTCTGCGGTACCGATCCGGGCTCGTTCCCGACCTTCCCCTCTTCGCGAAGGCCTTCGATTAGCGAATACTGCTCCCACCATTCGAGCTGTTCCCATTCGTCCCACGACATCATGAACTTGACGCGGACAACGTAGTAGGTTAGGCGCGCATCCCGATACCCGGTATCCCGTTCAACTGAGGCATCGAAACGGCGCCACCGACTTCCGGGCGCAGCTCCTTCATCAGCCACGCATAGAAGAGCATGCGGCCACGCATCGGCAACTTGTTGAGCTGAATCGTTGTCGGCTGACCCTGACAGAGCTTTGCGAAGGCCTTTGTGTAACCGTTGATCATCTGTCCGAGGCCGACGCTCTCCTCCATGTTCGACAGTACCTTCATGATCGTCGCCGGGTCAGCATCTTCCGACAAGTCCGTCAAGCCGGACTTCGCTAGGAGCTCCTTCGATACCTTTGCGAGGTCTCGGAAGAGGGCCTCCATCGCCTTGTCCGACGGCTCCGGAACGACCCCCTTTCCGCCTCCGTACTTCTCGAAGTTCCAGTCGAGTTCCTTGAGTACGGCGCCTGCATCGAATCCCACAGCTGCCTCCTAGCCGCTGGTTGGGTCGACCCGCTTACAGCGCGGTCGAGATGATGTCGATGACCTGGCAGTTAGACAGGTCGGTCAACGAGTTCAGCGTGATCGGGTACATCCGCTTGTCCGCCGCACGGCGGAAGTTCGTCTGCACCTGTCCCGCCGAGTTGATCTTCGGGATGTAGAAGACGCGGGGGAACCCGAGGTCGTTCTTCGCCAGGATCGCACAGGCGAGCGAAGCGAAGTTCGAACTCAAGGTAAGCGTCTTCTTACCGGGAACGCCGGTACCCTGCGATTGCGTGGCGATCGATCCACCGCCGCCGTACGCGAGGTTGATGTTGTTCAGCGTCTCTTCGGCCATCGAGGTCGAGATCTGGAAGGTCGCCGTTTGCACCAGCGAGGCCACCGGGATCGGCGTCTCCTCGATCTGGATGTCGTTCATGTTCGGCGAGAACTGGACCTGGACGCCCTGATCGGTACCGCCGGTATACGTCCAGCCAGTCCACTTGGAGAAGTCACCGAGATCGACGTCCGCCGGGAGCGCCGTACCGAACGGTGACGTCCACAGGTAACCGTTACCGAATAGCACCTCCTGCGTGTTGTACGCGGGAGGCAGGAACTCAGTACCCAAGTTCGGCATTGCGGGTCACTCCTTTCCGTGTAGTTAGACGCCGGGAACCGGTGTCACGTTGATTAGACCGACCGAAATGGTCGAAGCACCGGCGAAGTCGATGTACATGTTCCCATCGGCCTGCTTGTGATTCTTTGCGTTGTACGGACCGAGGACGTACGTCTTACCGGTCGGTACCGTCGCCAACGGCATCTGCGCCGCTGCCGGAACAGCCCCCTCCGGTTCGACCAGCGGACTGACGTTCCTCGTAAGGGTCAGCGTGCTACCCGACGTGTTCGTCACGACCAGCAGCATGTAGCCGTTGTTCGCGAACTGCACACCGGTAAAGCCGGTCGTAACGGTGAGTGCCGCGGTCGTGACGTCGACCCCTGCCGGACTTGCTGCGGCCGGGTTAAGCGCTAGCCTCGCCACCGGCTTCCTCCTCGCTCTTGTCGGTGAGCGTCACGCCCTGCGACACGGCCGCGTCACGCAAGAGTGCGGCCTGCTGCGGACTAAACGCACGGTACTCATCGGTGACCTCGGCCCCGATGATCTCGAGACCGGAGTGCGGTGAAGCCACCTTCAGCCACACGGAATCCGACTTCGGATCCTTTTCCGCTTCATCCGGAATCGGCTGTCCGGCCGGAACGACCCCGGGAGGGTATTCCTCTGCGGGTGCCGCCCCCGCAGCTTCCGCCGGAGGCTCCGAGTCGGCATCGGAAACGGTAACCGCGGGGGCGGCAGCTTCGGTCTTCTGCGGTTCTTCGTCGTCAGCCCATGTGGAGCTCATACTCCGACCACCAATCGATAGTTGCTTACGTACTCGAGTCGATCGCCGTCATCCGGTGGTCCCAGCGGGGTAGGCGCACTTCCGAATCGGTCGATCAATCGGATACGCGTGGTACCGATTGTCATCGGCACGGGAGCGGCAAGCAACATCGCATCGTATGCCGTCGCCGTATTCTCGGGCCAGTCCTGTTCGTTGGCGTCCCCGCGTACCCGCATCTGGAAGTTCTGGTCGTCGAGAATCCCCTCCGTGGTAAGCCCGGCGCCTCCCGCGAACGTGAACGTGATCATCCGTCCCGGCATCTCGGGGATGAACGGACCCCGATTGATCAGTGTCTTGTCGGCACCGAGCTGCAGCAGGAAGCCGTTGAAGTCGGCCCAGATCCACGCCATTACGCACCGCCGTGATAGTTCGGCGGGTGAATGTGTCCCTCGACGTGCCACCAGATGTAACCGAGTAGTGGACCGGGAAGCGGAATCCGCCGCGCTTTGTCCCGCAGTTCCTGCTCGGTCAAACGGCGGGCCGCGGGAGGACGATTAAAGATAAGCTTTCCGCTGCTCGTTACGCTCGGGTGTCCCGATCGTCGAAGGTCGCCCCACAACACCGGGGCATGCGTTTCCACGCCACCTTCTCCGGCGAGGTCCTCCATCGCGTCTTCCATCCCCCGTGCACCACCGTCCTCAAGGACAGTTTCGGCGATCCCGGTGAGGTACCGATCGCGATTGTCTAGGAGCGGTTGGCTCAGATATTTGGCCTGTCCGCCCCTGGGGTGCTTCAGGTCCAGCCCTTCGTGCTGGTACTTCGCGTAGATCTGATCCACGACCACTTGTCCGGTAAGCGGACCGCCTTCGTCTACGATTTTCGACAGGTCGTCCATTCGCTTACCGAAGGTCCCGGCCATCAGAAGCCCTCGTGGAGTGCAGGATCGTTCTCCAGCGATACGCCGTCAACGCCGAAGGGCGGCCGGAGCCCGAGACCGAAGTCGCTACCGGTAAACGCCGTGGCACCGTATAGCAACGGATTGATCACCTTCGACCGTGTTTCCACGGGAACCGGATCAGTGTCGACTCCCGGAGGTACGACCTGAATCTCCCCGGCCCGGATACCCTTCAGCGTTGCTTGGGCGTCCTGGTACAGCAAGTAGACCGGATCGAACTGCGAAAGGTCCTTGCCCTTTCGGTATGCGAGGGTAGCGTAGTACGCTCCCAGCGCGATAACGAGTCCCTTAACGATCGGGGTTACGTTCGAGTCCTCGAACGGCTGACCCGTGGACCCATCGACCAGACCCTGCGCACGAGTTATGTGCTGCGACATCTGATCGTCCGTGAACGTAGCCGCGGTACCGGCGAAGTTGCCGTCCGGGGCCAGCGTTTCACGGATATCGGCTGGGAGCGCGTACGTCACTTCTGGTCGCTCCCCTTCGGGGCCTCAGCGGCTGAGTCCTTCTTCGTGGACTCATCGGCCTCGCGCTCTTCACGCGCGGCCGCCGCCACCGGGGCATCCGGGTCCGGCAACTTCTTCGTGCCGGCATCGGTACCGGCAGAAGCGGCCGTGGGGACGGCGTCCTTCGGGTCGTACTCGCCTTCCTTGGTCACGACTCCTCCTCCGGTTCCTCACCGAACAGCGGTGCCTTGGCCGCGGACCGGAACGTTGCCGCCTCTTCCTTTGACGGCTTACGAACGGTACCCCGATCGCGCAGCTCCGTGGCGACGGATCGCGGGAGCTCCACGACCGTGTCGGCCCGAAGCAGCTGGCCCTGATGCGAACTGTTCCGCACCATATAGGCCTTGACCATCGGGTCCTTCTCGGCGGTGTCCGCCATTGTTCCTCCTTTCCCGAACTACTGCTGGCGTTCCGGGATCAGCCGGTCGTCAGTGCGGTGCCACCGGCAGGCGGCTGGGCCGTGGTAACGCCGGTCAGCATGCAGACGGCCTGCGGCTGGTCGACACCCAGCGCCGATGCCCGCTGCACGTCGGAACGCCACGTCTTGCGCGGCTCATCCCGGTACAGCGGCGAGGCCATCAGCGGGATCTCATCGGAATAGAACCCGAGGCGACCTCGCTGCACGACGAACGCCGTACCTGCCGGGCACTGTCGGGAGACCAGAACGTCGAGGTTCATGATCTTGTTCGGCAGCAACCCGGTGTAGTAGATAGAATCGGTGGCCGCGTCGCCGATGTACGGCTTGGCGAAGTCCACCGACTTGAACAGGGCCAGCTTGGCCGTGTGGTCGATGATCAGGGTGTCCGGCTCGAAGCCGAAGAAGTTCTGACCCTGAGCGTCGTACGCGGCGTTCTCGACCAGCCAGATCGCATCGGCGAGGTGCGCCCGGATGATCCCCGAGTTCGCCGTTGACGTGCCGCCCTGCGCGATGGTGCCGTCCCACGCGTCCGCCGCCGTGATCGAGTACTGCGACCCGGAAGGGATCTGCGAAACGAGCAGGTTGAAGAACGCCGTGTTCCAGTTCTTCACCATCGTGTTCTTGACCTGCGTGAGCTGCCGGTTCACCGGGTCCACGATCTGCCGGCGCCGCATGGCATCGGAGACCTGGATTGCCAGTGCACGCTCATAGCTGTACGCCACGAGCAGTTCCCCGACGGCCCCGGTCGTGGCGGGCACTTCGGCGAACTCAGCGCGGATGTCCGAGTCGTTCTGAGCGAACAGCGGCGTGGACCGTTCGTAACGGACCGCACCGGACTCGTTCATGCCGGCATTCCGGAGCACGGACTCGATGATGAACTCGTTCGACATCAGGTCGAGTATGAGTGCCGGAATGCGCATCGGGTCCTTGAGATAGTCGTCGACGGTAATGCGCTGGCCGTCGAACGAGCTAGCAATCGGGAACGTCTGCGTAACCACCCGGTTCCTCCTTTCCCTTCGTTGTTATCGAGTGGCGGTCAGAGCAGCGGACCGATTCGGGCCCGAGCCACCGTTGCTGCGCCGGCCACACCGAGAGGTTCGGTGCATCGGCCGACGACCGTGCCGAACACGTTCGCAGCGATCGTCTGGACCTGGCCAGTGGCATCTGCCGCCAGCAAGGCACCGAACGCCGTTGCGGTGTTGTACGTGACCCGGAGGTCGATCCCGTAGCCGACGGCCACGTAGTCCGGGTTCTGAGCGATGTTCGCCGGGTTCTGGGCGTCCTGACTCGTCCGGACCCCCGCGTCATGCAGGGCAACGCCCACGCACGTTGCGGCGAGTGCGGTGCAGGTCTTAACCGCACCACCGGTATCCGGCATCACCAGCTGGCTGCCCAGCACGGTCGAGATGACCTGATACGTGGTCGGACCCTGACGGACGTAAGGCACGAGGCCTGGCATCGGCTACGGCCCTCCTTCCTTTCTGTTCTCGATGATCGCGGGAGTGGGAGCTTGCCCCTTACAGGGCGAACGCCGACCGCGCCGCCTTCACGAAGTCGCGCGTTTCCTGGACTTCCTGCTCGCGCTCCTCCCGCTCTTCGTCCGGCTCGAGGCCGTTCCCGATGACGCCGCTCAGGTCGAGCAGCTTGATCTGCTTGCCGATCTCGGTCAGCACGGTTCGCATGACCTGGCCGGCATCGATCTCGTCCCCGCCGGACAGTTCGACCACGTGGCCGGACCCTTCCAGCAGTGGCCGCGCCAGGTCCACGATCGCCGGGGGGATGCCCAGCGCGTTGGCGAACTGCGTCCGTTCGTTCTGGAACGCCTGCTCGTCGAGACCGGCCTGTACCGCGTCGAGGTGCTCACCCTGCTGCACGATCAGCGCGTTCGCGTTGGCCAGTTCCAGTGCCTGCCGACGTTGCGAAGCCGAAACGGTCGCAGGAACCCGATCGGTCGGGGCCACTTCGTCCTCCTCCTCTTCGTCCTCATCGTCGTCGGTGTCCTCGTCCTCGACCATGTCGGCTTCGGCCTGCGCGATCAGCGCGTCGAGGTCCTCGTCGCTCAGCTCCGATTCGTCGTCGCTCTCACCGTCATCGTCGTCCTCGGTGAGTTCGTCGACAAGGCCTTCCAGGTCGTCATCCGACGCGTTGCGGGCCTTCTTCAGCAGCTCGAGGAGCTGACCCTTGTCTTCCAGCGTGAACGCCACCTTGTCTCCTCCTTCCCTTTCTCCGAACGTTGCATCGGAGAGGTCGAGAACTTCGACCGTTCCGAGCTCGTTGCTCAGCGCGACGGGCACTTCGACTTCCTGCCACGTTCGCATTCCCGCGATGTGCGGGTCGAGCGTTCCCAGCACGTGCTGTAGTGCGGCCTTCCAGTGCTTTCCATCGGAACGCTCGTAGTCCTCATAGATCCTTGCGGAGACCCCGAGTTCGGGGTTGTCTCGCAGGAGTTCATCTCCCTTCCTCGTGGCCTCCAAGATCAGATCGAGACCGTCATTCGTCATCTCGACGCCGACGATCTTTCCCCGGGTCCGTTCCGGGTCGTTGTTGTGCTTGTTGTTCCCGTCGGCCAGCTGGAACGGTACCTGACCGAACGCCTTGTCCTTGAACGAACGGACGAGGTTCTGAAGGTAGTCCTTGTCGAACTTGAGCTGCTGCCCCTTGTAGGTGATCTCGCCGAGCGGCAGCAGCTGCGTACGCCACATCCGGCGACCAAGCGATACGGTACGCCGTTTGGAGCGCGGGGTGAGGAGTCCGTTTACCGTCATGTCGCCTTCCTCGTGATCTTCTTCCCGGGTGCGAACTGTGGAATGGCGGTCCCGTGAAGGAGCCGGGCCAGTGCGATCTTGCGGGCCTCACCCTGCGACCATCCACGAGCTTCGAGAGCGGCGGCCAACGTCCGGAGCTGCCCGACCTTCGACACGGTGATACCGAGTCGTTCGGCGAGTGCGGCGTCCTTGGCTTGCTGCTTCTCGGAGGCGATAGCGTTTGCGCCACGGTTCTTGAACAGCGTCTGCTGCAGCGTCGGATGCTTCGAGGTCGCACCGGACGCCTTGGCCGCCTTGTTCTCCGCCTTACGTACCGTGCGTCCTGCGGTGCCCTTCGGAGGAACGGCTGCGCCTCGGGCCACGGACATCGACCGCTCATGCCCGATACCTTGCAGCTTCGCCTTGTCGTAGGCCCGCTTCTGGTGCGGCTTGAGCGCTGCGTACTCGGCCTGGTGATCGGAAATCGATTTGCCGGTTGACGGTGCGGAGGTCTTACCTTCGGGGGTAGCCGTCCTACTGGTGCGGCGGCGTGACGTCCCGGGTGCCGCTCCCGTTCGTGTCACGCCGCCACTACCGCCCTCGCCCGCCCGGCGAGTCTTTCGGGATTGTCGTACTGCGCGCTCCGCCTTCAAGCGCTCCGGATGCCCCTGCGGATACTGCGCTCGAGCTGCCGTTCGGGCCTTCAGCAAGGTTGCGTGCTCCGGAGTCCCAACCGGAGTTGGGGTCGTTGCACCCGGGGTCTTAACGGTTGCCGTGTTTCCACCCGGGGTCTTTGTCGTAGCCGCCGGCTGCTTCGGCGCATTGACCACTGGCTTCTGCGTGGTCTGCTTCGTTGCGGCCATTCGATCAAGTGCGCCGCCGTGTGACATACCGCTCGCACGCAAGGCCTTGTACTGGGGGTTACCCTGCAGCTGCGTGAGCGTCATTCCGCCGACTCCGACCGGCTCGGAGGTATCCTCACCCCGCGCTTTCCGATCCAGTAGATCGTTCGTCTGCAACGTGCTGAGGGTCGACGCACGGTGCTTTCGACTCTCGATACCGTGATTCGACAGCCCACGGCGTTGCGAGATAACGGACTCGTGATCGGCGGCGTGGTCCTCGATGAGGAGCTGATGCGAACGTCCTTCGTGTCCGTGGGTAATCCCGTGCACGTCCGACAGATGCGCTATCAGCTTGAGTCGATCCTCGTTTGAACGGGAATGCGCCGGCGTGACCTTCTGACCGGACGGTGCGTACTTTGCGGCGGCTGCTGCCGTGTCCGTGGCGGAGTGCTCAGCGCCGGTCTTCGACGGGGTCTTCGTTCCGCCGCCCTTGGTCCCGTGCTGGTAATGCGAGACCATTCCGGCGTGAATCCGAATCGTTTGACCGGACTTCGCACCCTTCGTAACTGCGACGTTGAGGTGCTCGCCGTCCTTCGAAAGGACCGTACCTTCGTGAACACCCGAGGACTGCGGGAACCGAACCTTGGAGCCGGCAGCGATCTTCGGAAGGCCGGGACCGCCGTGGTAAATCCAGCCGTGCGAATACCCCTTCGGACCGGTGAACTCGATGGCCTCTCGGCCTCCCGCGTACTCGGCGGGTGCCTTCACCGCGCTGGGCGGGTAGCCCTTGTTCGCCGCATAGCGCTTGCACGCGGACATTGCGAACTTCGTGACAGCGTCGCCGGTCTTGCCCTGGTTCTTCGCCATTGACACGGCACGCTTGTAGACCCGGTCCATCTCACCGGCGACCGGCTGGTCCGACAACTCCCAGACGAATTCGCCTTGGGCTGCGGCGAGCTCCAGCGTTGCCCGCAAGGCCGACGACATCGCCTTTGCGGTCTGCGTGTTATCCGCCCACGAGCCCTTGACGGTTGACCACGCTCCGAGCTCACGGGCGCGCTTCCGGATCAGCCGGCCCAGTGCGGGTCGCTTACCGGGTGCCGCCCTACCGACCGCCTGAATGGCCTTCTTCAGGTACGACCGATTCGGAATCGGATACGAGTCGTCCGGGAGTGCCTTGCCGGCCTTGGCCAGCTTTCGGCGCCCTGCCGCACGCTCCGGTGCGGGGGTCTTAACGGTCACCGATTCACCTCCATTTCGGTTGAGACGAAAGCGACCGAGAACCCGGTATGAATCGCTACCCTACTCGGCAGTGACAACCTGGCCCTAACGGTCAATGAGGTGAACCCTAACGGAGTCCACCTTGGATATACCCCTAAATGGTGCCCACTAAACCGTTTTAACATCGCTGTAGTTTACGTGGGGTCAACGACAAACGGTCCGAATTGCGCCGTTACCGTCTTCCCGGCTGACGTTACGTCAATGCGCCACCAGGTCGACGCTGCAGTAGTCAGATCCGCATGCGGAATGCTAAACAGCGTGATTCCGTTCGCTAGCGGTGCCTGATTAGCACCGGCGTACGACTTGAACGACGTGTCCGAGTCCAGAACATCTCGTGAAGCCTTACGAATGAACGTACAAGTCTTCCCGGTGAGGTCCAGTGGCTGCTGCTTTCCGCCGACCAACGGAAGACTCGGATCCGTCAGTGCCGCTTGAATCGTTACGTCGTTGTTCTGACGTACCGAGATCGAGACCGGATCCATTTCGCCGGACATTAGTCCTCCACTACTATCGTTACGTCGAACCCTAGCGGCTCGACGGTTCCCCCGTAGGTAACTACGGTAATCGTGACCCCGTAAACTATTGGCATTGCCGATCCTTCCACCGTGTCCGGTTGGAGAACTATCGCATACCCGAGAACCACTATACTGGCTGCCAGGGCGTTTGTCGAAATCGTACAGCCAATATCCTCCGGCGGGGGAGGTATAATGGGCGCAATTGTCGGACCGGGAAGTTCAGTGGCACGCCGTTTACGCTGGAGCGACCGCCAGAAGCGCTGGGCCAGTCGCTTGACCACTGCAACCGGAAGGGGCGGCGGCTTCGGAGGTGGCGACGGCACCCACGGAATCGTGATTCGCCTCTTAGGTAGTGACCGCCTCGACGCTCTCGGCTGTACTACCGGCTCCGGTGCGAACGGGACTAGCTTACTGCTTCGGGCTCTTCGGGTTCGTCCGGCCTGACCCTTCCGGGTAGTCTGCGGGGCGTACGGCACAACGGTGGCCCGTGGTTGTCCGGGAAGCTGCGGAGGTCGTATACGTCGAAGTAGTACAATCCGCCGCATTCGGTGCGTATCCGGAACGGTCGGGGCCACCGGTACCGTGACGGGTGGAACCGGGGTCGTAGTTGCATTCGACTTCCTTCGATACCAGCGAGTTCGGATTCGAGTCGGTGCATACGGAGCAAACGCCGCAACCGAAGGGGTAGTTGTCGGGCCCGGAAGCTGATGAATGTTCGAGCGGCGAATCCGAATTCGCCAAGTACGGTTTCGCGGCTCGTACGGAGCCGGTTGCGCCGGGGTGACCACTTGCGGAGCCGGAGGTGCCACTACGCTCTGACTTGGCTTGCGATAACGCGTTGTCCGTCTGTTCGGCTGTATCGGAATAGTCGGCTCCGGACCGAATTGAGCTGGTGCAGCATACCGTGAACGTCGGAACCGGAATACTCGACGATACAACGACAAAGCCGGAAGTGGCTGGAATACGGCTCCGATTCCACCGGGTATCTGCTGCACTGCCCCGCGCTGTCGCCTATACCGGGTACGCCGTACGCTAGGGGTCGCGGGAGGCGGAGCCGCACTAGTAGGCAACGGTGTCGCGTGCAGGATTCGTCGACCGCGAAGGGCCCAGCGTCGCGGTATCGGAACCGGCGGAATCGGCGGTAGGGGAACTATCACCGTCGGAACCAGCGTACCGCTCCCGTGCGAGCGCCGATAGCGGAGCTTCGAACGACTCGGCTGCGCAACCGTCTCGATTGCAGCCGGGACCTGTGTCGCACTACCCTTTCGTAGCCTACGCATAGCTGGCCGGGTAGTTCGACCCAGCTGCGGAGGCGGAAATACGACGACCGGAGGTATCACCGCTGGAACGAACGCAGTAGCGCGTCGAACAGTTCTTGGTCGGTACGGACGCGATCTTGGCGCGACGGGTACGATACCGGCGGTGACCGCGATCACCTTGGACGGGACCGGAACCGCCCTGCGATAACCTCGTACCGATCTCCGATTAAGCCGAGGCTGTCCCGGCGGGAGACCAAACGGAACGCGGGCAATGTAAACGCCCGCAAAGCCGTCGGTAAACGTCCCGGTATTCTTCAACGTCCAGACCAGTCCGAGACCTGATGTGTCCGTTATCGTTGCCGCACTGCTTGCGGCAACTACCAGAGCGACGAGTAGGCTACCCGGCGGCGGCGTGAACGCTGCTGTCGTAGCCGAGTTCGCATTGGCAGTGGCGAGCGCCGGCGTAGAGCCGTCCAGCGTAATCGTGCCATTCGGCAAGACCTCGAACAGACCTACGCCGACGTTAAGAAAGGTGTTCGATGCTCCGATCGTTACCGATCCCGGCGTTCCAGTAGCCGAAGTCGCCTTTACAGCGCCGAGCTGGAAGCTGTTCTGTGCGGCCTGCGCGATAATCGTACTACTTGCCGTAGCAAGCAGCGTGGACGCTGACCCGCCTACGGCACCGTAGACCACCGAGCCGGTTACCGTAGTAGTGATTGCTTTCGAGTAGGCCGAGCTCGACTGGTTAGTGGTACTCGCTGCCGGCTGCGCCAGGGCCGTATTTCTGAGAACCTCGACCAGGATACTCGTGCCAGTCGTAATAACCGTGCCGGCTTGCGTGGCTTTAACCGTAAACGCCACTGCGCACCCAGCTCTCTCCGAATGGGCCGGCGGGTCCGCATACTACCCGCCGGCCCCGCTCCCGTTCGACCTACTCGTCGGTCTCCACCGTGACCACGAACAGATGCGAGGCCGGGAGTGCGTTACCGATGTTGACCAGGGCCAGTCCGTTCGCCGTTCCCTGGTCCACGATGAACATGTCGTCCGGGAATTCGAACGGCACGTCCCAGCCGACCTGCGTGTTGAACGTCAGCTTGTGCAGTGCGGTTGCGCCGATCGTCGGACCGGTCGTACCTGCGGTCGTTGCCGTGGTTACGTCCAGCCCGGTGATCACCGAAGCCGGTCCGCGCTGATCCGTGTTCTGGAACGTGGTCGTACCGAATCCGGTACCGACCACTCGAACCGTCTGACGGTACAGCGCGATCGTGTGCTGGTCCGAGGTGACGGAACCCGCCGGTCCCCGAACGCCGAGGATCAGCCGGCGCAGCTTGACGTTCGATGATGCCCCCGCGACAATCGCCGCGAAGTACCCGTTGAACGTGGTCGTTGCCGGCGTCCCAGCGAGCTGTGCGGACTGCGATTCGAGCGACGCTACGAAGCGACCCATTACTCGCTACCTCCCTTCCGGATCGCGAGAGCGGCCTGGAGCCGTTCCCGATTATCGCTGCCCACGACCTGCTCGCCGGAGTCGTGGAGCTCGAGGAGTCGGGCGGCGTGGTCGGCCTCCCGCATCTCCTCATCGGAGAGCTGGTCGATAAGGCTCTCGAGCGTCTTCACGTGCGACTCAATCTGCTCGAGTCGCGTTCGCAAGGCCGGTCGCGTGTACTTCGCACGCAGAGTCTCAACGAGTCCGTCGAGTACGCTGCGGTCCGACGTTTCGTCCGCCACTTCCCTTTCCCTTCTTCGGTTCGGGTTCGGTGTAGATAATCGGAACACCGTCAGCGTTCAACGTGATAACGGTATCCCCCGGCTCGGGTACTTCATCTTCCGGAGGCGGATCCTGCTTGGTCATACTGCCACCGCCCTAGTGTGTCGTTTGTCCCAGTGGCCCTTCCGTTGTTGCGCCTGCCGGAAGTCCTTTTGCGTATACGTATACGACCCGATGTGTCGCATCGTCTTGACGCGCTTCGAGGTGAACTGCTCGTTCACGTATACGTGCACTTCGCCGGTGACCTGATCGACCACCTGCACCACGATCAACGGCATCCAGCCGTTCTTTGCGGTCTCCGCCTTCTTACGGAGCTGCTCTTCGGTCTTCATCGCGATTCGCTGGTTCTTGGCGTGGACGTTTAGCGTCTTCAGCTCTCCGCCGTACTTGTGGTCGAGTCGGAAGTCGAGTGGCGTATTTCGTGCCGTTGTCTGCCCCGCCTTACGAACCCCGGCTCCGGAGATCTCGATATACGGATGCCCGAAGTGCTTCTCGAGCAGGGCCTTACCCTTTGCTGCGAACAACGCTTCGAACGTATCACCGATCTCGGTCTTGCCCATCGCCGCACCAGTAGACGGATGCGTAAAACGAGAGGCCGTCTGACCTGGATCGCTAGCAAGCGACCCGACACCCTTCTTCGTAAACTCACCGCCGCCGTGGTGATGCCCCGGAATGCGTGGGTGCAGATCCTCTTCCCACGTCACAACGCACGCGCCCGAAGAACCAAAGCGGATGCCCTGCCCCTGAGTTGCCGAACCTGCACTTGTAGCTGCCCGATCTGGTTCCTCAAGCTATTCGCCTTAGTTGTTGCGGCACTTGACGCTGTTGAGGTGGCCTTTTTTGCCGTTGTCTTTCCGGCCTTCTTGGCCACAGTGGTGGCTGAGGCCTTAGCCTTCGTAGCAGTCTTTCCCTTGGTCGTCGTCCCGGTTGCTTTCGACCCGCCGGTCTTGGTCGACTTTCCGGAGTTCGTAACCCCCTTGAGCTCCTTCTGCAAGCCGCCGATCTTTACCTCGAGTGCGTTAGCCTGCTGCCGAAAGCCTTTCGCCCTCGTTAGCAACTGCGCCTTCTTGGCGCCCTTCGGACCGCGGGAGACCGGAGCCGTCTTTTGCCCCGGAGCCTTTTTCGCAGCAGGTGCCTTTGCCGCTGACGCACCGCCGCTGCTTCCGGACTTTGGTGCGAACTGCCCGCCGGTAGCGCTACCGGCTCCGACGTGCATCGTGTTGAACAGCTCGATCGGTTGCGCCAAAACGTCGTCTCGTGACATAGCCTTCGCTCTCGCCGCGGTTGCCTTGAGTTCGGCGATAGCCGCTGCAGCCGCCGCCTTTACTTCGGGATGCTTGCTCGTTGCCGCAAGTCGCTTGCACGCGTTGATCGCGGTGGCCGTTGCTCGACCCTCCGCCATACCGCCACGCATCAACGCGTTACGCATGTTCTCGATGTAGTTAGGTAGCTTCGCACCCTTCATGTGGTACAAGCCGGGTCCGCCGGGCTTGCCGCGTGGCGCGGGGGTAGCCACGAGTCGAGGCGTTTCCGCCGACAACGAGATACCCTTGTGCTTCCGAATAAGCCGCATTAGCAGCTGCGTATGGGCATCCGGCTTCGGATCATGCGCATACGAGGAGTCACTGAGTTGCGTTGTCACGACTTCTTGATACCTCCAAGATCGTACTCCTGCGGCATCATCTTCAGCTTTGCGTACTCCGCGTACGCTCTAGCCGCTGCCCGCGGATTCGAATTCGCCGTTGCCTCGGTCCACAGCTCGGCCATTAGCTCGCTCGGCGATTGAGATGCGTATTCCGAGATGTTCGCCTTAATCGCCGGCGCATTCGCCTCGACCCACTTCTGCAGCGTCCCCCGGTTTATCAGTGCGTCCGCGCGATCGACACTGTCCTGCGTCATTCCGGCGAACACTTTGTCGATCTCCGCCGTCATCTGCGGACGATTGGCCTTTAGCGCCTCGTACGGCGCACGCATTTCGGCCACCGTGGTATGCGACAACTCCGGTCGGGTTGCGCCGATCGAATCAGCTATCGTATTCCACAGTTCCTGCGTAAAGCCGCCTTGCGGAAGGTGACGATGTACGCCGTGTCCGATCTCGTGGGTGAAGTTCGACTGAAAGCGGCCGACCTTTTCGTTGGTCGGTACGTGAAATCCGGAGGACTCCTCGTCGCCCTTCCCCCGAAGGGTGTGCAGCTTCGGATGCAGCGTTATCTCGCCGCCGGGTCCGTGCGTCCCCGCCGTATATGCGCCGGGGCGACTCTTCGCAGTTTCCGGATCAACGGTGCTCTGCGGCTTTTCAACGGTGACGTGCGTGGCGGAAACAACATGCGGAGCGTGCTTCGACTGAATTTCGAGAACCTTCTCGATCTTCTGCTTGAAGCGTACCTTCTCGCCGGGTGAGTATAGGAACGTACTCACCGTAGGATCGGACTCGTTTATCGTTACACCGCGACTCTTTACCGGTTCCGGTGCAGGCGGAAGTCCGGCCCGCTGTAGGTCCGCGTTGTACCGTGCTCGCTCCTCCGGATTTAGCCGGGACGCCACCTTTTCCGTTAGCTTTTCGTTCGCCGCTCGGGCACGAGTGTTGTAATCCGCTATTGCTCCCGCGCTACCCTGCTTGTCGTTCGGTAGGGTTAGCGATACCAGCTTACCGTTCTCCTGCTGACGCTCTACTACGAAGCCATTTTCCTCGAGCTTCGCCGCGTACGCCGTTAGATTGTTGTGTACCCGATCCGCGGTAGACGAATTGCGGCTGCCCAACGAGCTACCGGTGTAGTGCTCAATTCGCACCCCGTTGTCACCGGCGGATACTTCGTGTCCCGGATCGTAATTGCGCCAGCCCTTGACGGACGTCGAATGGCTCTTCACGGCCGCGAATCCGGACGAGCTTAGCGCAGAACGCGCTCGTCGCGCATTGACTTCGGCTGCTACGCGACCCTTTCCCTTCTCCACGGCTTGCACGTGCGCCGTCAAGGCAGTGTACTGCGAATCACCGCCGCCGAGGTAGATCTCCTTGCTGTTCCCGCTAGTGAGGAACGAGCCACCGGAGGACTTGTTCGTGGTAACGGCACCGATGTGCTTGTCGTCATGCCGAAAAGTGGTGACCCAGTCCTTGTGCTGCGTCGGAACGACACCACGACGCTGCTCCCGTAGATTCGGATACGAGTGTCCGGTACGCTCAATCGGTTCGGAGGTCGTTACCTCGGAAGGGTGTATTCCGCCCTTGCGGCGGCGTGAGCTCCTCGGTACCCGCGGGGCCTTGACCGCGGGAGGCGAAGCCACCTGGAGGTCCTCGCGATTGGCTACCTCGGCGTGGACTTCCTTCCAGAATTCCGTCCGATGCGCTGACCCCGGGTGATCCTCGCTGAGTCCGCGATCATTCGCGTTCTGCATCGCACTAGCCACGGCGTCATCGTATGCCGCGGTTTTCGGGAACGCCGATACCTTTCGACGCCACTCCGATTCCGTACCACCGAGACCGACCGGGGATTCACCGGGTGTCGTTTCCATCTTCGGAGCGGCTTCTTGACCCGGCTCGACCGACTTCGTGTGCATTCCGAGCTTGCGCGACTTGCGTACTGCGTTCTCGGCCTTTAGCCGTTCAGGGTGACCCGCGGGATGCGCCGCTCGAGCCTCAGTCCGAGCCGTTAGCAGCTCGGAGTGTGGCGTAACGCCGGGTATTCCGTGGAATACCCAGCCGTGGGAGTACCCTTTCGGTCCCACAAGGTCGAGCGTGCGCATCCCGCGCCCTTTCTACTGAACGCCGTTACGAGCGGCCCAACGCGTCAGTGCCTGGTACGCACCCAGCACATCGGCATCGACCGAAGGACTGGGAGTCGGTGCCGGCGGGGCCGAGGTCAGTGCCTTCGGAACGTTTACGTCGCCGTTCTCGGAAAGCAGTCGCGCCCAGGTGTCCCACGACATGTAACCGCGGCCGTCCACGCCCCAGCTCGCCCCCCACGAGTTCTGGAAGCCGACGAGCTGCGGCTCGATCACGATCTCATCGAAGCACATCTCGTGTCCACCGGCCACTCCGGAACCCGGCGAGATCGAAATGACTCCCTTCGAGTTCGGAGTGAACATCGACTCGTAGAAGTTGAAGCCGGAGATGGTCGGCTGCTTCTCCAGCGCTCCGAGTGCCGTGCTAAGCGACAGCGCGTGAAGGTACCCGGAGATGTACCCGTCGTTCTTCGCTGCCTTGCAGGCCGACGTTCCGTCCGATCCGGTGTCCTCGGAACCCGGAGCCGTGGGATTCTTCCAGTTGTACGTTCCCGGGAACGAGTCGAGCGCCGTGGCCTCGCCGTAGAACTCCTGTGCGAGGTTCTCGCCTCGGGTCTGCATTGCCTGCTGGAGGATCGCCGTAAGCGCGTCCCAGAGCGGACCGGATGCACAGGCACCGCCGATAGCGTTTCCGGTACACGCACCGGTCTGAAGCTGGTCGTAAATCGGAATGTGCCGCGGCCACTTCACCGGCGTGTACGTCGCCTCGCGTGTTGCGAGGAAGTGCAGGTTACGGGAGTCGAACGCGAAGTGGCGACCCAGTCTCGGGTCACGAACGAGCGGATATCGGGCAGTTGAGATCGTCATGCGTTGCCTCCTGTTGGTAGCATTCGAGCACCCCGATGCGGAGCACCGGGGAAACACCGACAGTGAACGTGGACCGTTCCCGGCCAGCCGATCTTCGGCGGGATTAGCGCACTGAAATTCTTGCCATTAGCGTTCCGACACTCCGCCGTCGTTCGGCTATCGTTCTTGCTATACCACCCGAGAACCGTACCGTACTGCTGTCCTAGCGCGTCGATCGTGGACGCCGCTATTATCCGTTGTGCCGACGCTTGAATGTGCTGCCCGTAAAACCGTCGCTCCGCATACCGAGCAGTGTTTGCCGCTACGTTTGGGTTCTCACCGTGCGCGCGGGCTTCTGCAATTTCCCGACGCAAACGTGTAAGCGCATTCACGAGGTACGCGGAGCGACGGAGCTCGTTCTCGCGGATCATTTCGGCTTGTGCGGCTCCGACACCTTGCATCTGCGGCATCGGGAACTCGTCGATTATCGCTAGTGCGATCTGCAGTGCGGACATTCCGACCTTGTCGGCGACCCGAATACCGAGCAACCGCGAGAGCGCGGGAAGGGCAGCCGTTGCACTAAGGAACATCGAACCGCCGAGGATTAGCGCTACGGTTCCGACCAGTGCGGTATTGCTTTGCTGCGGCGGAATCTGCGTTTGCGTGTTAGGCTGCACGCTGTCCACCTCCGGCGGCTGCGGCTAGCTTCGATGCAGCATCTGCGGCCCCCGCGATACGTGCGGCACCTTGACCGATCGGCGAGGCGCCCATCGCACTTGCTTGCGCTGCCTGCTGTGCTCGGTAATCGGCAGCGTGGGACAGGATCGTCACTACCTTGTCCTGCGGAAGGTTGAAGATGGTCGACACCTTTTCGGCCACCAGGTCAAGGAACTCCGGCGGGATGTTCAACTTCGGAGCAGCCATTCCGGCCTGCAGCAATCCGACGATCTGTGCCGAATCGGTCTGCGACAACGGTGAGGAGACCAAGCGGGGCACCTTCGCATTCGCACCCCACTTGTTTAGGATGCACAACGGTGCCGTAACCTCGGACGTAAACTGGTCGCAGATCTCCGTTTTCACGGCCTCGCGGTGCTTGAGGAAGAAGTCGGACTGCGACTCGGACAACGCATAGGACCCGCGACCCAGCGCTGCCGCATTACCGAGCTCCAAGAACCCGGCTAGAACGCTTCGACTCTGATAGCTCTGGAGGAACTGCAGCGCGGCTTGAAACTGCTGCGCGCCCTGACCCTGCGAGGCGATTACGTCGAATAGCTTTCCACCTTGCGGCGGACGCTGAAAGCCCGCCACTCCGGAGGACTTCATCGACGCGATCGTTTCGGCTATCTCATTCGCCGAGGTCGGGTCCGGTCCGTAGGCCGCAATCTTCGGAAGCGATTGCTGCTCGAGGAACTGGAACCACAGGAACAGCAGCTTCTGCTTCTGCTTGTAGCACCAGTACGTTACGTCCATGTCGGAGATACCCGTCAATGGCTGACGGTGCATTCCGTGAATGAACACGAACGCTCTCGGCTTGTAGATCCGAATGTAACCGTCCCAGTTGTTTCCGAATCGCTCCTTGGCTTTCGGGTTCGTTGAGAACCACCACGCACGCTGACGGAATCCGGTCATCTTTGCCGTGTGTTCGTCCCGCATCACCTCACACGTCTCCGGAGGACGCCAGTTCAGCGACTCGAGCTTGACGACATTACCTTCGGGGTTCGTCCACTCCTTCTCGAAGAACGCCTTTCGGTGGTACGTACCTCCGGACATCTGACCGATGATCGTCGACATATTCGGAGTGATACCGCCGGCCTCGACCGGACTCTCGAGCTGCTCCTGCACCAGATCGAGCTCTCCGGTGTCACCCTTCTGTCCTTCGAAGCTGTACGTAGCTGCACGTATCGGCAGGGTCAGTGCTTGCTCGATCATGATTGCGTCGCCGTCTCGACGAAGCATTTCGTCGAGGTCCCGGATCTTCCATTCGCCGGTCTCGAATACCGAACCGTCCTGGAACGAGACGAACATCCGGGTGTAGAGGTCGAACGCCGTACCCGATTCACCCTGCAGTAGCCGACGCTTCTGCGCCTTCGTAAGCTTCGGAAGGGAATCGATAACGTCCTTCGGAGCGGGAGGCGGCTTCTTCCGGGCTAGCCCGTTTCCGGCGATCGTAGCCATCAGTCCCAGCCTCCGCTAGTGTCGTACGAATGCACGTTCGTGTGCGTATGTCCGCCGGTCCGGGTCAATCCGGCCTGCGCTAGTTGCTCAATCCGATTCCGTGCGTCATTCGCGCTTCTCCGTGAACGGGACGCGGGGGGTCCAGGAGCCCATTCGTCCAGGTCCTCTTCTCCGACGCTGTAGGCATGTATCCGCGCTCGCCCCTCCGAGCTCGAATCGGGCCAGAACGTCATCACGATTGCGTCACCGCAGTCCGGTGAGCGCTTGAGCCGCTTTACGACATTCTCTTTCGGCTCTACGGCGATGATCCCGCCGGTCTTTACCTTCCACGTCGGGATCGTGAGATCGGCAAGGAGATCCTCATCCCGCGGAAACGCCACGTTACCCGGTCCGTTTACGGGGTCCAGCAACTCCCGGACATGCCAGTACGCTGCTGAACGGATATTTGCGAATCCGAACTCTCCGGTAACGTCACGGAGTCCCTCGGCTCGTCCGGCACCGATATACGGAATAACCGGAAGTCGCGTATGCCGAATCTTGTTCACGACGCCAATTCCGATTCCCGTGGCGTCAACGCAGGCCAGCGCTCCGCCGATTGTCTGAAGCCGACCGATCAAACGCGAGGCCGTGGTTTCGGTGTCCTGCTGTCCGACGCGTTCCATCGACATCACGATCGGACCGACACGGTTCGTCATCACCGTCTCGTCCTTTCCGGTGTCGGCAACGTCGCACCCTAGGATCAATCGACCGTCCGGGCGTGGGCGACCCGCCTCGTCCCACAAGTCCCACCGGCGGAAGGCGGATTCGATCCACGAGAGAGGAATGAGCCCTTCGGACCCTTCCTCCGGGGGCCTCCCGCGGACCTTGCTCCACCACAGCGCCGGTTCACGCCAGCGTACCTTACCAGTTTCGGGGTCTTCGAATCGTCTTACGCCCCAGCGCTCCATTCGCTCGTGTACCCATACGGGAGAGAGGAGAACGTCGTTCCATTCCTTGCGGATGTACAACGGGACCTGCATCTCACGGAGCTTCTTGTCCGCCGGCGGAATACCGTTGTCGATCATGTACTGCTTCAGGTCCGGGTACTTCGAGACCGCTTTCTTCGTGAAGTTCGGGGTGCGCAAACCGTCGATCGGTACGACATTCCATCCGGACCCCGGGCGGACCACCTTCGCAAAATGCGAGTCCGCCGAATCGGGGTTACCAATAGCCAGGACATGAGCCGCACCCGAAGAGGCCAACGTGTCCGCCGCGATCCAAAGCGCCTCGGGAATGCCGTCAGCTTCCTCCAGCACGATGAGAATGAACTTCGCATGAATACCCTGGAACGATGCAACTTCGGTAGGACGACGACCAAAAGCCACGAGCTCGTCACCAATACGCCATTGCGGATATCCTGCACGGGTGAGCCTCCCCCGTAGCTTTGCCATCGTGTGGACCTTCTGCAACTCGCGCCAGAGTACGGACTCGACCTGGGCGGAGGTCGGTGCGGTCGTGACGACAAACGCACTACCGACCGGATGCGAGTCAATGAAGTGGCCGACCTTCATTGCGGAGTAACGTGACTTACCTGCGGCGTGGCAACTGGGCACCGCCGTATAGCGATTCTCGACGACCGATTGATTAATCGCAATCTGGGCAGGCGTTAGCCACGTTCCCAAGCGGGTCTGCGACCAGCGTTCGAACGAGTCCGTCGTTCGCGGCTGGAACATTGCCGCTGCTAGCGCAAGTGGATCCGTGTCGATCAAGTCACTCGCGGTAAGCAATTCCGTCAACGAGGTCCAATAGGCCGGAGGTGCAGGTATATAACTGCATCATACCCCTGTCGGTAGCTTTCCAAACCTCAGCTACCTAGCACTTTTCCTTCGATTGGCAGGACCTTATTCGTTTCCGGCTCACCGCCAGTCGTGGCGAGTACCAGCCAGCGGTAGATCGTGGCCCGAACCTGGTCGTCATCGGCATCGATTCCGAGATCGCCAAGCATACCGATAATTGCCCGACCCAGGTTCTCGGCCTGTCGTTCGGCGAGTCGGACGCGTCGTTCCTCAATCCCCGCCGCCAACGCGGTACGACAGATACTCGCGAGGTGCTTCCGTTCCTGCAGGTATAGGTCAACCCACAACGACCCAGCGTCCGAAAAGGAACTGAGGTCGATCTCCCGCGGATTGATGTAACCGGACTGCCTCCGGACAAGCCACAGCGACTTGACGAATGTCAGCGGATCGCTTAGCTGGATCTGCTCGCGCAGCCATTCGATGTGTCCGGCGGTACGGCGGATCTCCTGCAGCAGCACTTCGGCCGGATCCGTGATATCCGAATCGTCACCGTAGAACGCTCTCGCCTTGGACCGGTAGCTTCGGGCCAGCGACGTATCGCCGTTTACCGACCGTGCCGTTCGGCGTACCTTGCGTGCGCCCGGGGTCATGTTCTTCGCAGCCATATCCTGGTTGTACCCCGAAATGGCTTAACGTATTCCGTTTCGGGTAAGACAAAAACTTTTGCCGATTCGAAAATCTTCTGCTATAATAGCGGTATGGAAACGGAAACGTATGCGCACTACCACAAACGACACGTTCGAGTCTATAAGATTCGCGGCAAGGCGCGTGCGCAGCCGTGTTTCGTTTGTCACGGAGCAGCAACGGAGTGGGCGACGCTACACTGGTCAAACGGTTCCGATCCACTTAACGACTACGTTCCGATGTGTCCACTCTGCCACGGCTGGTACGATTCAACTGAGAAGGACGGTCAGATGAAGATTGTCTACCCGCCGAGTTCGAAGCGTCGTCGCATAACCGTTGATAAACCGTGCACGAATTGCTTGGAGCCGACGCATTCGCAAATCGGAATCTGCTACCGTCCTAGCTGTCGTCAAGCGTATCGCCGAACGTGGTCGCGGATACGACGCACTCGAAGCTGACGTTGCCGGCCGCCTGCAGGCATGATATACTCACGGTGTGAGAGGGAGGTGGCGCATATGGCCGACAACGGCCCAGCTGCGATACTGAAGGACATCGAGGAGTTCACGAGGGCGCTCGGCAACCAGGCCTCGCAGGACGTCCTCGAGATGCATCTCAAGGACCTGACCCCGGACGACATCAAGCTGCGATACCTGTTCGCATGCCAGATGATGGCTTCGTTCCTCGAGCCGGCGGTCCGTAAGGACATGCACATCGGCATGATCAAGATGATGGCGGCGCATGACGGAGTGGACCTCGATGACGAGTAAAGCGGAGCACTGGGACGCAACGCCCGGCGTACTGTACGATCTCGATTGGCGACAGTGCCGGTCGTGCCTGCACTGGCACCAGGTCACGCAGGAGGACCTGGACGGCAGCGCTGATGCGATCCCGGACCCGGAGCACCCGGACACGGTAATGCTGACCAACGAGCCCGGGAACACCTGTCCGGACTGCGGTGGCGAACTCGGCGAATGGCTGCCCCGCAATGCGACGGGTCGCGACGAGAACGGAGAGCTGACCTATGAGTAACGCGGTCGAGGAGTGGGTCAAGCGACACGGTCCGAACGTTACGGACGTGATACCGGGGACGGTCGAGTTCGCAATCGAAACGGACTACGAGTGCGCCCCGACGCTTTCGATAAGTTGGTCGCAGAAGGTGACTCGCCGGGGACCGAAGTACCACGGAGAAGCTGAGCGACGAACGCGGGAGATGACCGAACATACAACCTGGCATCTCGGCGTTTCCGAGATCGACCTCACGGCGATGATCAACGAGATCGTGGACGGGACATGAGCACCTGTCGGCGACACACGTCAATCACCGTCACGGTACGCGGGAGGCCCCGCTGCGGGTGGTGTGGCCACCGGGTCCCGGACGCTGCGGGTGTCGCGCCAGGTCAAACCCGGGACATGATGCTGTCGCACCCCGCAGGAGCTGCTCGGATCGCAGTCACGGAGTTGCTGGACCGCCGTCGCGCTCGGAGGCGCGCCCAGGACAGCGGACAGCAGCGCAACGTCGCATAAAGAGCCAGCTCAGGCCGCTTGACACGCCGCCCGGCTGCATGTAGTCTTGAGAGGTGGGCAAGAGCCCACGACCCAGACACCCACGAGATGGGAAGGCACGAGATGCCTACACACATCCGCCTGCCGCACAATGTCCCCGACACCCGGTCGAATGAGGCCAGCCCCAAGCAGATCGCGTTGCTGGAGCGCTTGATCGAAGAGCGCGAGATGACGGACGAGCAGGCGTCCTGGTACATCGACAGGATCTACCGGCACCGCAACCAGACAAACCCGTACCTCATCTCGAAGACCGAGATCAGCAAGTGGTTCGGCAAGCGCGAGCTCGGAACCGGCCTGTTTGGTCGGCCACTACGGACCGGGATGGTTCCGGACCACAAGAAGGCGTTCGTGGCCGAACCGTTCGGAACCCCGGTCCAGGACGTCGGAGAGCAGCACCTGGCAGTTCCGGCGAACTTCACCGAGGTCGCCCGTACCCGTCCCCGTCCGCCTGTTCAGCCAGTGCGTAACCGAGTGGCCGCCGAGGTTGGCGTGTACCGGCACAACGGTAAGGTGTACGTGGTCCGCAAGCGGCGGGGCCGCGAGTACCGTTACGCCACCGTCCTGGTCGAACTCGGCCTCCCGCGTTTGAACGAGCACGGCCAGACAGTTACCCACGATTTCGTGCAGGCGCACGGAATGCAGTACGAGCTCAGTGCCGAAGAGCGCATCACGGACGACGAGGAGATCAAGGCGCTGTGCATTCAGGTGGGCCGTTGCATCATGTGTAGCCACGCCATCTGGCAGGCCAAGTCGGTCGCGCGGATGATGGGAACCCGTTGCTACAAGCGGGCGCACGGCCTGATCTGAACCGAGAGCGTGAGGTGCCCCGGGGCCTACAACCCGGGGGCCTTGCGGTCCGGCTTCAAGGGAAAGTACGAAAGCTAGCGGGTCGGCCTGGCAAGCCGGTATAGTACCTCTCGCTGCCGAGCGAAACGTTCGCGCAATCGGTGGTCTACCGAGGGTCCCGTTTCCCCTTGAAGCCGGTCCGGAAGGCCGAGAAGAAAGGAACACTGATGCCTACACCCGGAGGTCTGCCGAAGCGAGGCGACCGCATGGAGAACGACATGTACCCGAACGTCCTATTCGAGGTGATCGAGAGGACGTCACCGACCGTCCCGTTCATCGCGTGGATTCGCCGAGTCGACGGAAAGGAGCTCCCGCCGGGATTCGGCAGCAATCACACCCGCAACAACCGCCGCGAGTGGTCGTTGCTCTGGGAGACATCGGAGATGCCCGGAAAGTGGCACTTCTCCGATGCAATTCCGCCACGAGTGATTCCGCTGGAGGAGAAGAAGAACGTCACGATGGTGACCGGTCCGCCGCAGTTCACGGTGTCGATCACCGAACGCGAGGAGTACTTCTCCTTTCAGCCGCAGCGTCGCATCCCGACCATTGCCTCCCGCGCCAACTGGGAGGACTACATGGACTCGCACAACACGCCGGCCGCAGCGTACGAGGCCTGTGACCGGTCGCAGAAAGCGTTCGGCGAGAACGTAGAGTGGCGCGTGGTGCTCAAGCGTACGACGGTCGATGTCGTACACCGCACCAGTTAAACCAGCCCCTGGTTCCCGTTGACAAGCCCCGTCCACATCGGATAGGCTGGTGTCCAGAGCACCAGTTATCGCCCACCACAGGAGGCACTACCCAGATGGTTACCGTCAAGGAGCAGCTGGCCGAGAAGAAGAGGCTCGCTGCTGAGGCCGAGGCAACCCCGGCCGCCAAGCCCGCCCGCAAGACCCGGTCCGCGAAGGCCGCGACCACCGAGACCGCACCGGCCGCGAAGACCAAGACCCGTTCCGCCAAGGCCAAGGCCGCCCCGGCGAAGGAGACCGAGGCCCCGGCCGCCAAGCCCAAGCTGACGGACGAGGAGAAGCAGGCCCGCAAGGAGGCCGCATTCGCCAAGCTCAAGGCCGCCGCAGCGGTCAAGCGTGAGGAGAAGCGGAAGGCCATCGCCGCGGCCCTGGTCCAGACCAAGAAGTCGCTCAAGAAGGGTGCGAAGCTGTACCTCACCCGGGCCAGTTACTACGGCTGCAAGGTCGTGGTCGTGGGCTCCGAGGAGGTCCGGGGCCGCATCCTCGTCACCGTCCGGCTCGTGACCAAGAAGGACGGCACCGAGCCCTGGCCGATCGAGAACGACACCCGCCGGGTCAGCCCCGACTTCCTGCAGGCCGAGAAGCCCGGCCCCCGCGAGAAGCGCGAGAGCAAGAAGCAGCGGGAGCGTCGCGAGGCGCGGGAGGCCAAGGCCGAGGCGAAGGGCAGCAAGCGCCGGTCCAAGAAGGCCGCCGATGAGGCCGAGGCGGAGGACGAGAGCGAGGACCTGGAGGACGAGCTCGAGGTCGAGGATGAGGACGAAGAGGACCTCGAGGAGGACGACACCGAGGACGAGGAAGACGAAGAGGTGGACGAGCCCGAGGAGGCCGATGACGAGGCCGACACGGATGAGGACGATGACGAAGAGGAGGACGACGACGACGAAGAGGACGATGAGGACTCCTGGGAGGAGTAACCTCTAATCCCCTGCCGGGGGCCGGTCGCGATGACCGGCCCTTTCGGCATCTTTGCCGGAAAGGAGAATCGGAATGGCGAATCGGACTACAACCCGGCCACTTGCGCCGATCGAAAAGAAGGCGGTCGCCGGTCCAACGGCCGCAGTTCTCGGCGGTTACATCGTGTGGCTCGTATTCACGATCTGGCCCAACCTCAAGACATACGTCACGCCCGAAGCGGCGGCGCAGATGCCGGTCGTGGTCGGAGGCATCCTGGCCGCCCTTGCGGCATACGTGGCACCGCACACCTCGCGACCCGACCTACCTTCGGTACAACCCGCCCCAGCTCAGGCACTCGGCGGACAAGGTGGACAATCGTCCTTCCGAAGCGGAACCGGCCAAACGCACATCGTCGTACACGGTGGTGACCCGGTAAGTCCGTCCGGCGGTGCCGGTGGAGGTGGGGTCCCCCTGCGTCCGGGTCCCGATTCGACACCGGAAGCTGGCGGGGCCTGGCCGGCGGAATGAAGCCCGACGTACACCAGGAGAAGGCAATCGACCTGTTCGTCGCCAATCGAACGTTCGGTTGCTTTGACGTGCCGGGGAGCGGTAAGACAGCTATTGCGATTAACGCACTTGATCGCTTGGGCCGCTTCCCGGCAGTGATTACCGCTCCGGCGCACCTCGTTCCGCAATGGCGACAGCAGTTCATCGACTGGGGCTTTCCGGAGGACGAGATCGCGTACACCCCGCGCGGATGCGGTCCGGAACATCGACTCGACGTGCTGTTTAGCGACGCTGCCTTTAAAGTGGTGTCGTACGACATGTGGGCAACGGATCGCTATCGGAAGTACCTCCTCGATCGGGAGTACGAAGCATACGTATTCGATGAAGCACACCGTCTGAGGCGCGGGGGACGGAGGAAGCGACGATCCGTTGAAGGTGGCGCGTACAAGGCCGTGAAGTGGCTGCGGACGAAGACCCGTTCGAAGCACATGAACACGCCGGTCTGGTGGCTCACCGGTACCCCGATAATCAAGGACGCGACCGACGTCTGGCCGTTCCTCGCAATGGCGAATCCGTATCGCTTCACCTCCCGCGAACGCTTTGCACAGGACACGTGCTATACGTCGTATTCACCGTACGGTCTCGTGATCGGTAAGGTGAAGGAGCCCGAGAAGTTCCAGCGGCTACTCGGAAAGTATTCGATCCGCCGCACCTGGTCCGACATTCCGGAGCTCGCCGATCTGTCGATTCGACATATCGAGGTACCGGTGGAGCTCGCACCGCGTGAGCTGCATCGTCACCGAACGATAAAGCAGGACTATCGTGATCCGCTTACCGGCGAACCGCTGTTCTCGTCCGGGTCGATGGTCCGTGCTCTCCGACAATTGACCGTACCAGCCAAACTAGACGCACTGTCCGAGGTGCTGGAGGACCACCCCGGACGCTGGTTGCTCCTCGCTTGGTACAAGAAGAGCGCGAGGGACATTGAAGCGCTGGTCAAGAAGACCGGTCGTCCTGTCGGGTACATCGACGGAACGGTGAAGGAGCGTGATCGTCAGGAAGCATTCAAGCTATACCGACGTAATCCGCAGGCCGTAATGGTCGCGACGATCGGATCGACGAAGGAGGGATTCGACGGCCTGCAGGTGGGCAACCAGGTCGGGTTCGTCGAACAGCACTACCTATCCGAAGACAACGCGCAGGCGTTTGGCCGCCTCCTGCGGCGCGGGCAGGGCCAGCCCGTACTCGCTTACTGGTTCTATGCTCGCAGGTCATTCGACATGCGCGTTCGTCGAGTAGCACTAAACCGGGGAAAGGGTATCGCCGAAGCACTCGGTGAGTACCTCGAAGAGGAGGAATGGGAATGAGGTACCGCATCGCAAAATGGAAGGACGCACTGATTCGCAAGGTCGTGTGGCACCTACCGCGCCGAGTCGTGATGTGGAGCTACATTCGGGTAGCCGCTCACGCAACTACCGGTAAGTTCGGTGACACGGTCGTACCGGAGCTGTCGATGATGGACGCACTCAAACGATGGGACGAACGATGAATGACATCGCACATCGTACGGAGAACGACAACGACCTGCACGGTGACCCCGACGCGACGCACTGGGCCGAACGCTTTATCGCCGTTCGCAAGGAGATCCGATTTCAGAAGCTGCGGGATATCGCGGACGACGAAGGTGCGATGCTAGCGTGGTTCGCCGGAGCAATCGAGACCGGCCGAATGGCGGAACACGAACTGTTCGACCGCCCTTTCGGCTCCGATGCGCCGTCGGACGGGGACACTGCCGAAGTCCCTGCTGGTGATCGTCCGGAGTATATCACCTTCTTCGATGCGTTCAGCGGATGGGCGCACCTGCAGGAGCTCTGGCCGGAGAACGGACAGTGGTGTCGACGACACTGGTCTCCGTGTCCGGCAGGCGGTTACAACGGAATCGGCGCAGCGGTCGCAATGATGGAAGCGTTCGCACAGGACAGCGAGTTGTCCGGAGATGCACTTACGCCCGAAGGACTCAATCGGTCACTACTGCGGGTCGTAAAGGAGCACGGCGCAATCTGCTGCGCTCTCGGCGACCAAGAGATGTACCGTATCTGGCAGGACTGGCCCGGCGCAACGAAGCTACCGGGCCAGGTAGACGCTTCCGAATAGGAGAGAGAACATGCCACTCGCAGGAACGAACATTCCGAAGGCCGTCCGTGCCGGTGACTTCTTCTGCGTGCAGGGCTCATCGAGCTCCGGACGGTGGATTAAAGGCGCCGAGATCATCGACGACGCTTCACCCGATGCTGCCGAGTTCCAGCACGCCGGAATCGTCACAAAGGTTACGTGGCCGACCGCCGGAGTCCCGAACGTCACGATTCTCGAAGCCGAAGGTGACGGCGCAATCGAGACTGCGTACCACTACGACGGTGCGCATATAATTTGGTCGACCGGCGCAATCGTGCCGTCCGCGGTTCAGCGTCCGAACATCGTGGCAGGCGCACTCACGCTAAAGGGTGCGAAGTACGGCTATCTCGATTACGCAGCGCTTGGGCTGCATCACTACCACGTCGACATCCCCGGCCTTCGTGCTTACATCGGCTGGTCGAAGCGGCTCATCTGCTCGCAGCTCGTAGACCGGGCATACGAACTCGGCGATTACCATCTGTTCGTCAAGCCGCCACGCTGGAACGGCTACGTAAAGCCCTCCGATCTGTCGCAGCTGCTGATCAATCTTGGCGTAACGGCACTCGGGCCGGCCCACGACAGTTGGTGAGTTGACATGCCTGTAGTTTCGGTATAGACTGGGATCTGAGGAGGCATCTATATGGCCGAGGAAGTCACTTACCCGCCGCGCTGGAAGCCGCGTCCGCCGGCACGGTTGCCCGGGGTGAACGGTAAGGCACCGTTCGAGATCACCGTGAACGAGCTAAACTCGTACCTCCACTGTCGCCGACAGTGGCACATTACATCCGCAAACCGACAGTCGCTGCTGAAGATCGGCGCTCCGACCCCCGCGCTGCACATCGGGTCCGCATTCCACTATGCAACGGCGATGCACTCGCATCACGGACAGGACCCCGAGCAGGCCGTTCGCGAGTTCTTCTCCGACTCGATTGAGCGACTCCAGGCGCAGTACCTGCAGCGCGTCGGCGCCTATATGTCGACACAGGAGCTCAACCTGATCGACGAGCAGCGAATGATGGCGCTGCACCTCATCCGTGTCTACTACGAACGTCACGGGCTCAAGAACCCGATCCGACCGTTCAAGCACATCGCGTCCGAGGTTACCTTTCGCTTGCCGCTCGTCAAGGAATACGACGTGTGGCTCGTTGGCACGATCGACGAGATCGGTATTGATCCGGACGGAAATCCGGTGCCGATTGAGCGAAAGACCTACACGCGGAAGCCGGACAAGAAGAACTGGCGGTTCAACCACCAGATCTACGGTTACGCGTGCGCGCTCAGCATCCTTACCGGCAAGCCGGTTAACTACGCGGCATATGACGGCATCCGCAAGAAGGAGCCGACCGTCCCGCAGCTCTTGAAGTCCGGTGAGCTGTCCCGCAAGTGGATCGACACCACCTACGACGTGTACAAAGGGGCGGTGCTGGCCACCTATCACGGTGAGGTCCCGATCGAGTTCCTCGACATCCTGAACCGCCTTCAGGCGCGGGACCAGGGACCTGAGAACGCGTTCACGCACCGCTTCCGCATTCCGATCTCCCGGTACGCGATGTCGAAGTGGTGGGACGACGCGCAGGCCGTTGCGATGGAGGCCTCGCACCAGCCACGGATCATTCCGAACTTCGAGTGGCAGGGCTGCCCGATGTGTCGGCAGAAGGACCTGTGCCACGCGATTCAGGCCGGTGACCGTAACGCGCAGACCGAGATCATCCGTTCCGAGTATCGGAAGGGTACGACGCCGACCATTACCACCGTTCGTTCCGGCGTTCCGATAGCGGAGAAGCGGGTCAAGGACGTCAGCCAACTGGCGAAGTACAGCCAGGTGTCGATGGGCCACGATCCGGACTACACCACGGAGGTCGTTCCGTCATGAGGAAGCTCGATTTCGAAGGCGATTGGCGTCAGCAGCTTCGCGATCTAATCGACCCACTTCTCGAGAAGGGTGCGAATCGCGAGACCGTTGACTTCGAGACCTCCCGCGTTTTCGGCATTCAGCTCGGACAAGGCGGACAAGGTCCGAACCCCGTCCCGGAGTGCAAGTACTGCGGGGCATACGGAGGCGGAGGCCACGGCGGCTTCTGTCCGAACGGAGGATGAAGTGGCAACTGAACTGGTCCGACACGCATTCGAGTTCGCGCACGAGGCTCCCGACCTCTCGCAGCTACCGCCGGGAGGTCACTTCGACGTGGAGATCGTCAAGGTCGAGCTGCGTCAGGACCGCGCTACCGGGCAGCTCATCGTTACCGAGATCGCGCGGATCATCCGTGCACGGGACGCGGGAGGCCAAGTGATCGAGTGGCCGCCGAAGCAGGGGATGCCGTACACGTCGAGGACCGAATGAAGTACCGCTTCCGAGGCGGTCCGCTTGACGGCCAGGACTGGGACGTTACTCGCGACGCTGACGGTTTTCTTCCGTACCACATCTGCGCACTACAACCGATGTCGCTCCCGGTGCCGACCGAGCTCACACCCGCCGTCTCGACCCCCGACGTGCGTGAACCGGTCACGTACACCCTCGGCAAGCTGGTCACCGGCGAGTACGTGTACACGTGTCGTCCCGAAGACCTCGCAGAAATCTTCGGTAGCGGCAGCTCAGGACCGCCGGAGTAGCTTGCCGTCCGGACCGGCATCGTCTATACTCAGAGGGTAGTCAAGCAACCGCGAAGGAGGTGAGTGCAGTGCGAGTTTGGATTCCGTGGCCCGTCTGGGTGCTGATCATCGTGTTCGGCATCCCGTTGTACCTGATCTGGGCGTGTATCGCGACCGGCGTATTTATTGTCGTGTCGCTGATCGCGTGGGCCGTGTCCCGCTCGTGGCGTCGGGGACTTCGGATCGGCGGACTTACCTTCGCCGCGATGATTGCTCCCGGTCACATGACTAGGGCGCACAACGACCGCAACCGTGTCGTCAACGTAAGGGTCGTAGCATGAGATTGCGTGACCGGTTCCGTCTCGTCGTAACGTGGGATCCGATGCCCGAATTCCACGCCTGCCCGGCCTGCCAAGGTCGGTGCTATATGCGATCAGTGACAGACGGAACCGGTCACCAGTATCTGATCCCGGTGTGGCCGGGGAACCGGCACAAGGCCTGCTTCCCGTGTCACGCATGCAAAGGGAAGGGATCGGTTCCGACCATCGGATCGGACAACCGGATCCTCGAGAAGAAAGGCTTCTAACATGGCGCTGGACCAACGAGAGCTGATTATCGCATTCACCTCCGTGCAGTTCTGCGCTCAGCCGGAGATCTATCCGATATGGCAAGCGTTCAACCGTGCGGTCCTGAAGGAGTCATTCGGTGACGAGGCCATCGAGATGCCGAGTCGCGAAGAGCTCGTGGCGGCAGCAGCTACGCTAATGCGGGCGATCTTCGAGTTGCTAACGCCGGGAGAGCGCGACTCGGTCTTCACGGAAGCCGCGAAGATAGTTAACAGGAGGAGGCAGACCCGATGAGCGCTGTTGTAGTCCTCGCATTCGCCAAGCGTGCGGAGGCCGCGAGGTTCGTAAAGGCGATGTACGCCGAAGACCCGAGTGCGGGTGAAATCGGCGATGCAGTGTTCGCGTCGGAGGTCGCGGCAACGATAGCGCGTCCCGATTACTGGTGTACCTGCGAAGGACAGCAGGACCCCGGCGGAACTCGCAAGGCGAGGCGCGGGAGACCGAAGCGTGAGCTCGGATGGACGCGCGATGAAAAGACCGGAATGTTCGTGTGCGTACATTGCGGTAAGCCGGCAAAGGCGACCGTGATCCACTTCATCTCGTCCATGCTGATCGGCTCGAAGGACATGACGCCGCAGATCCTCGGTACCGGCGAGGCAACGACGCTATTCGAGCAGCGCGTGATGGAAGCGGTCACGAACGCTATTGCCGAAGGACACGAGCCCGATATCGACACCCTCACGTCGTTCGAGCGCACGCACCTTGCGCATACGCCGAACGGACTTGCCGATCCGACACACGGTGGCACCGGCCTGTCGTCCACCGGAACGCCACGCAGCATCAACCGCAAGCGAAAGGAAAGGCCGCGTCGTGGCTGACGAACCAGTGCTAAGTCGCAATGGCTTCGAAACCGAGGAGATCACCGAGTTCGAGTGCACGATTCGCTTTCCGACCGGAACGCTTACGTTCAAGGGGAAGCATCTCCGTGCCGCCGTCGAACTAGTCCGCTTGATCCAGCCGGTAGAGCACTTCGATGCACTCGAAATTACGGCTCAGCGTGCCGTACTCCCGAGCGAAGCTGCCGCAAAGGAACTCGTGATCACCGTCAAGCGTCCGGGCAATCACGGAGATACTACGTTCGAAATGGAGTACAACGATGGTCGCGAGGAGCGACGACGCAAGCGAATTCGGCTTCCGGGTATTCACGCGGATATCGTTCTCGAACTAATGTCGAAGCATCCGGCCGGCGGCGAAGGCGTCGACATGACGGTGATTGATAGCGGAAATCGTGCCGTCGGGACGGCGGAGGTCGAGATGACCCTTGAAGGCGTAAAACACCTGGTTGCTGCCCTGCAAGAGGTCGCAGGTCTCTGAGAACTGCCCTTGCCTGACCCGACCTTACCCGATCCGACAATCGGAGGAGACGCCGATGAATCCCAGCAACCCCCCGCTCTGTCAGGAGTGCGGAGAACATGAAGTGGCGTACTCCGACTTCGTCTGCCGGTTCTGCTTTGCCAAGCTCCCGAATCACCACAAACGTGCCCTTCGTTTGAGCGTAGGGCGAGAAGATGAACGACACACGAGGGAGCGAGCACTGCAGTGGCTAAAGCGGAACCGCCGAAGTACTGGGACGAAAGGTCGGAGCGAATCGCGAATGCGAACGAGCTCGCGTCGGGGATGAACTTCGTAGTCCCGGACGTCGTACCGCCACCGAGGGCGCAGATACGCTGGGCCCTCCAGCAACTAAGGAGCAAGTACAGTGTCAACCGAACCCGACCGTAGCGGGATCATGGACGTCGGAAATCCGTTTCTCGCCGTAGTCCCGTCCCGGGTGGACACCGGTACCGTGCAAACGGCGCAGGGAATGCGTGGCGTCGTGACAACGCGGACGTCCTCCGCAACGGTGACCGAGTTCCTCACGAAGGCCGATCTCCTCACCCGAGCTCGAGTCTTCAACGAGCTCGCTGACAAGGTCAGCGACACCGGCATCATCGTCGTAGGAGGTTCACTCAATGGCGGCTAACGTACGGCGGATGTTCTACGCCCCCGAATCGCTTTCCGCGGAAGTCGTGCAGATGGTCCTCGAACTTATCTCCGTGGACGTAAAGCTCGGAATCGTGGAACGCTGGACGCCGCATGAGCTCCTCGTTGCCTACGACTACGCGATGCGTGCGCACCTGCGTGCGTCCGACAATCCGACTCACCTACGTCCGCAACCGTGGTTCGTCACTACTGCAGCCGCGATGTCGAAGGCGGCACCGTTCCACGATCCGACCGAGGCGTTTCACTCCGGTTCACGCACGGCGGAAAGCGACACCGGTCGCATTACGGTCAACGACCATATTCGCGTTACGACTCCCGGCGTTTCGGCTGAGTACCGCATTAACGGCGTACGAATCGTGTACGACACGGAGCACCTCACGTTCATGTCGGACGAACTCGACAAAGCCGGAATCACCGAGATCGAGATGGCGAACTACGCCGGAATGTGCTCTCGGGACCAACGCGTCACCGCACGCGGGAGGAAGGACGATAAAGCTCCGTGGCTGTTCCTCCACGCTAGCGGAACGGTGTGTACGCACGACTTTCGTCCCGCCGAATCGCACATGTTCGGCGAATGGGAGCCCTCTTGAGCTCCGCGATACCGAACGCGGGCTGGTACATCGAGTTCTACAACGCCGAAGGCGAAAAGATCGGCGATTCGATCCCGTTTCCCGATCCGGCTCCGTTCGAGTACAGCCTTCCGGTCCCGGAGGGTACGGAATACATGCGCCACGTATTCATCTTTCGTGCGCCGGAACCGATGATCCCGCCGTACTTCGACGAAGATGCGAGGCCGAGTTGAGCTGCGGTAAAGATCTGCCGGGCCGAATCGCACGCGTTCCCGGCGCAGCAATGCGAATGATCTTTCCCGAAGTGCGTGATGCGGACAACGACAAGATCTGGGGCTCGGCATGGGACAACGAAGCCTCGGCGAAGGAGAGTTGTCGCCTTAACGCAACGGAGCACGGTCATCTCGGAGCCACGCTCGGTCCGTTGCATACCGAGATCGGCTGGATCACCGGTGTCGACCTACGAGGCGCAATATCGAGAAACGGCGGTAGAGATGCTCACATATGACACCGAGGAAGTCACGTATCTGCTTACCGCAGCTGCGAAGAGCCGCGGGAGGAAGGAGATGTACTGCGGTAGTGCGGTTCTCGAATGGCTCAAGGAAACGACACCGGAAGCCGAATCGGACCCGCCCGGAAGTGTCATGTCGTATGCAACGCTCACCGGTGTGTCGATCATTCTTAAGGACGACTATGCTCCTTCCGAGTTCCGCATCATCAAGCACGATAGCTGCACCGTGTCGGGAAGCGATGTGTCGCACGGAATGTGCTTGCCTATCGCTGACGGCTACCTGGCGTTGTAGGACAAATCGAATGGCTTCCCAGTTTGCCAGCCAGGGTATATGATCATTCTTCTATGGGCATAGCGCACAGGAACCCCAGCTCACTGTTGCCGCAAGCTGGGGTTCCTGTTAGGCCGAGGAAGGCCACTGCGATGTCCGCCTACCGCGTTAGGAGGATCACCACTCATGAGCCTACCCGATCCCTTTCCGTCTGTCAAGCTGCTATGTGATGGCGCACTTCGGTGAAGGCAGCGTCGGTACCGAAGGAGCTTACTGACGCCCTCGATAAGCTAGAGGACGTATCGCAGGAAGGTGATCAGTACCGTGCTATCTGCCCGGTGCATAACGGACACGGTCTAACCGTTCGATGGAACTCCGAATCGAACGTCCTCGTAGTGCATTGTCACGCGGGGTGCGAGAAGGACGATGTCGTAACGGAGCTGCGTAAGCTCGGGATTCATCTCGGTAGTGCACGCCACCGTTATGAATATCGCGACGCCGATGGCGTGCTTAAGTGGACGAAGATCCGTTCACGCAGCAAAGAGGGACGTCGCTTCACCTACTATATGTGTCACTCCGTCAAGGGCAAGGTGCCGGTAGAGGGAGTTCATCTCGGTAAGAAGACACGCAAACCCGATGGAACTTGTCGTTTCTGCGGCTCAGCGGAGCATCCCCGCGGAATGCTGTACAACGCAGCATCCGTAGTCGCAGCGATCGCTAATGGCGACGAGATATGGCTTGTCGAAGGCGAGAAGGATGTCGATGCGTTGACGTCGAAAGGTGTCATCGCAACAACGGCAATGAACGGCGTGGACGATTGGGGACCGATATACGTCGATCAGCTCGCCGGAGCACGCAGTGTCGTAATCGTCGCGGACAATGACGCACACTCACACGGTAAGCGCGGTGCGTACAGTCGCTACCTATCACTCACCGGACACGTAGACACGGTGTGCGTAAAGGTCGCGAAGACCGGTAAAGACAGCTTCGATCACCTGCATGCGGGCTATACGGTAAACGACTTCGTAGATGTACCGATTGACGAACTCGAAGCACTTGCGCAGATAACTACGGAAAGCGTAGATGCTGACGATCCGTTGTTCGATGAACGATGGACGCAGTACGGCTATGCGAAACGCTTCATTGAGCTACACGGCACGGAGGTCGTATTCGACGGCAGATGGTGGCGCTATTGGGACGGTGCATACTGGCGAAAGGACGAACACGGTAGAGTGCTGCGTATGTCTGCGCGTCTCTCTCGGCGTATGTCGCAAGTGTCGGACAAGGTGCTAGGGACGAACGACAAACCGTTGTACGGAGCATTCGCAGCGAAGCAGGAAGGCGCAGGTGCTATTGCGTCAACGATGGCGCTCGCTAAGTCGGAGCTATCACTGCCGCAAGAAGAGTTCGATACCGATACAACGCTACTCGTATGCCGTTCCGGTATGTACGCTGGAGGCGGCGCATTCGCACCGCATGATCCGTTGAAGCTATACACGAAGTGCGTACCGGTTGATCACGATCCGAATGCCGAAGCACCGCAATGGGAACGCTTTCTCCGTAGCAGCATTCCCGACCGTGATCAGCGTCGCTACCTGCAAACGCTCATCGGCTTTGCGCTTGTTGGCGGCGACCGAAAGAAGAAGCGCATCGTAAACCTGATCGGCCCGAAGGACACCGGTAAGTCAACGTTCCTCAGGTACATCGGCGAATTGCTTGCTCCGTACATCAGTACGCCGGCAGTAGAAGAACTCGTCTCGCACAAGTCGCGTAGACAGTCCGACAAGTTCGCACTAAGCGAGCTCCGAGGTTCGCGCATGGCCGTCGTGTCCGAGATCGAAGCGCACAGCACGTTCCGCGTTGCACCGTTGAAGGCATTGACCGGCGGTGACGTGATACAAACGCAATCGAAGAACCGTGATCCCGTCGAATGGCGTGCGTCAATTATGCTGCTGATCGCTACGAATGAACGCATTGCATTCGACGTCACGGACGACGCATTCGCTGAGCGTCAGATTGATATCGTGTTCCGGCGCAAGCGTAAGATTGATCGCAGCTTGTCGGTAAAGCTTGATGCCGAGAAACCCGGGATATGGAACTGGATCCTAGCCGGTGTCGATTCGTACCTACGTGACGAACTCGTTGAACCGCAGTCCGTAAAGGATGCGCGGGAGACCGCAGAGACTGAGATCTCGATCCCGTTCCAGTTCATTCAGCAGGGACTCGAATCCGGTATGCTCGTTGCAACGAAGGACGACTTCCCGGTCGTCAAGTGCTGCGGCGTTACGAAGCTGTTCGCCGACTTCGATGCATGGTGCAAGAACGAAGGTATGCGCGGTCCACGCCTACGCGAGTTCAGTAGAATCGTGCAGCGTCGCTATCGCAAGCATCACAACGCAAGCGACGGTCGCGATCACTTCGTCGGAATTGCGCCCTCTCGCAATGCAGAGAAGTAAATTCCTGTAGTAATCCGTAATCCTGTGGACTTCTATGTAGCCGCCTTCTCCTTTCTACATGGTATCTACAGTTCTACAGATGATAGGTATGATAATGTGTCACACCTGAGGCAGGTAATGGAGACAGCATATGCCTCAGGTATGGGCCTCCTTATAGGAACTGTAATCCTGTAGTGGCTCTACCGGACTCCGCAATACTTTGAGCTGCTCGGATAGCCACAGTATTGTAAACCTGTGACAGATGAACGGAAGGACATACGATGGACGAGAGAATAGCGAAGCTACTCGAAGCGCAGAACAAGCTTCTCGCAGCAATCGCAACCGAGATCAGCTATACCGGTCACTCCGGAGAGTACTACACGTCGTATAGTACGAACGAGAATGGCACCGCCGTGTATCGGCGTAACATGCCGGACACGAGAGAAACGGAGTTGTAACGACATTCCGGAAGGACAGCCGATTGCGACGAGCTTTTCCGTACGAAACGAAGACTCTTAGCCGTCTCTATCTCCGCTTGTCTAGGTGCTACATTCTCACCGTTTGACATCACGGCAATTCACTGATAGGCTTCTGATGCCGGGCAGCCATACGAGCAGCGAGCGACGGCAACGCACCCAGCATCCGATATCCGACATGGCGCGATTGAGGATGGCGTTGCCTGGCCTGATCGTGTAGTTCGCGTGGCTGTCCGGCACACCGAGGAAGGAAGACCATGAACGACCCCACCGGACCAATCGCCGCACCACGGAGACGTTGGCCACGCCGCCATCCAATCATCACTGGCGTGCTAACAGCAATCGTTGCCTTCATTGCTGTCGGAATCGCACTTGCGCCGAGCGGCCAACAGCAGGTCGTTACGCCGCCCGCCGCAGCACCGGCAAGCCCGGTTTCCGCACCTTCGCCATCCGCAGCACCGTCACCGACTGGCGTCCCCCGCGCTGTCATCGGAACGGCCGAGGAGTTCACTCAGTCCGGTGTCCCCGCGCTAACCATCACGCCGTATGCACCGGTTATCGCAACCGGTCCGATCGATATGTACAGCGACGGGCCCCAGAATGGCTACTTCGTGTCGTTCAAGCTTGTTGCCGCCGGCCTGACGGACAACACGGAGGTCGATTCGACCGAGTTCTACGTCAAGCAGGGTGCCGATCGCTATGACGAGGGTGACGGAAACGCATACGAAGGACCGCATGCCGGTTCCGAGCTGTCGTACAGCGAACTGAACACCGGCGACGTTACGACCGGATGGCTCACCTTCGACCTGCACTCACCGCACGGAAAGCTCGTGTATGCGCCGAACCTTGATGGCGGGCCACTGCAGATCTGGCGGTTCTAGCTCCGCCATTCCGAACCGGCTACCACTGAATAGCTTGACAGGGTGCTAGCCATCGGATATGCTGCGGTAACAGTTTAATCCACACCGAGGAAGGGCAAGTTGCTATGCGCAAGACCTTGATCGCCGCGTTCGGTCTGTTGACCGCCGTGGGAATCTCACTGGGTGTCGTTCAGTCCAACTCGGCCGGAGCGGCCACTCGTGCCTGCACCGAAGCCGTGACCACGCACAATGGCGTGACCGCGAACTGGTGCGCCAGCCAGGACCTCACCGGGTCGTCGCCCCTGCTGCAGCTCGCGACCACGAACAAGGTCGGTGTCTACTCCCGGCTGACGCTGAAGGTGGCCGGCGAGAACAAGCAGACCGACTTCCAGTTCTACCCCGTGGTCGCCGGCGGTTCCGCCAAGAAGTTCAACTGGTCGCCCCGTGGCGCGGCCTCAAACCTCTGCATGGACGTCTCGAATAACCGCACGGTACCGGTCCTGAAGTTCTGCGTCGCGAACAAGCTCTCCCAGCAGTGGGACGCCATTCAGATCGGCGACACGAACAGCTTCGACTGGGTCAACGCTGCCACCGGCACTGCTCTCACGGCCCCGGTCCACGCTCAGTACGAGCGCTTGATCATGGGTAACGGTTCCGGCTTCACCTTCGATCAGTCCGGCTCATAACCGTCCCGACAATTCCGATGGCGGCCGCATCCCGAATCGCGACGGGGTTCGGTCGCCTCGGCATCTTTTAACGACATAGGAGCATGATGAATCTGCAGTCAGCACTCAACGTCGTTTCCGCCGGCGGAAGGGTTCGGCGTCCGACATGGCCGGAGAACGAAGTGATGCTGCAACGGATGGAAGGCGACGTTCCACGAATGACGTTCTGGAACACCGACACGGACGAGGAGGTCCCGCGCGGATTCGCGATCCAAGACATCAACGCCGATGACTATATCGAGGTGGAAACGCCATGACGGAACCCGAGCCGCAAAGCGTATTTACCGCCGAAATGGTACGTGAAAGCGAAGAGATCGCCATGCTCCGGCAGATCCGAACCATGATCCGCTTGATGGCCGTAGGACTCGGGCTACTCACGTTCGGCTGCCTTGTCATGTTCGTCACCGTAATCGTTACGGCGATCCAATATGGCGGCTGACGATACACCGCCGATGCCTGAAGCCGTGATTGCGGTATCACGGTTTCAGGCCGATGGAACGGTAACCGTCCTCTCGTGGGAAGTCAGTGCGAGTGCCGCAAACGGGATGGAGGCCGGGATGCGATACCAGTTCGGCGATCCGGTATCCGGAATGGTTCCGATAGCCGCACTCGAGCAACTCGAGACTTACCCGGGATTCATCTCCGACGAATAGCGCGGGGGCCGACAGCACCGGTGCTATTTCCTTGACACCCACCTAGGTGACTGATAGGCTTTACCCAATCGCGGAGGTACCGCGAGAAGGAGGCATCATGTTCCGCAGAAGAATCGCAATCGGATTGGCGAGTCTCGGACTCGTCGCCGGCGGCGCACTGGCAACGGTGTCCGCTTCGCCGGCAAGTGCGGCAACGACCTACCAGATCACGCTGCACGTGGACTCCCGGTTCGGAATCGTCACGCACGGCACCGGGAACCAGGTAACCGTTCAGCTCAACGGGCACACGCTGTTCTACAAAACGGCGACGTCCGATGGCTTCACGAAGCTGCACGTGAACGGCGGCTCGAACTGCCTCGAGGCGCTGAACAGCAACATCGTGGTCGTCAACCCCTGCTCGGCCGGAAACGACCAGCAGAAGTGGCACATCACCCCGGCAAGTCCGGCGTGCAACTACCAGGTCAAGTCGAACAACAACTTCATGGCCGTGGCCTCGGCAAGCGACGGACAAGGTGTCGTGATGAACGCCGGCCAGGGCGACATCCGATGGGATTGCGGGCCGTAGTTCGGTAAGCGCCCCCCTAGCGTCAGGTCCGGGTCTCGCCGAAATGAGATGGCTCGGACCTGGCCCCCGGGGAACGACTCCGGAGAGAGAAGGTACCATGCGCCGAATACTAACACTGATTTCCGGTGTCGCAATGGCGATCGGAATCGGAGCGGCTGCCGCCCCCGCGCACGCATCAACGGCCCCGGCCAAGCAGGTCGGATACGCTATCACGCAGACCAATCCGACGACCTACATCACGCCGCTCGACACGGCGATCCCGGCTGCTCCGCTCATTGCCGCGTGGCGGATCTGCACTCGGTCGACGCCAACTCGCTGCGCAACCGGCAAGGGCGCTGGCGAGCAGTTCCAGATGCAGGCCTCGGGCTATAGCACGTTCAACCGGATCAGCGCTCCGTACGGCGTCATGTTCAAGACGCCTAACGGTCTCTGCCCGCATGCGAAGGACGGCGCGAATGGCTGGGTCGTCCTGGGTGACGTGGGTTGTGACCCGAACAACCAGTCCTACCAGTGGTTCATCACGACCGATAACCCGAATCGGCTGCTGAACCCGCTCTACGACCGTTACCTCGGCGTGCTGTTCAACAACCAGGACGGAGCCCGCACGACAACGCAGCCCGGGACCGGCGCCTTCTATCTCGGGGAGTTCGGGAGCTAACCCGGGCGCACAACCGAAACCCCAGTTGACATCAGTGTAGTTCGCTGCTATACTGGGATGGCCGGCCCCGGTGTGGGTTCTGGAACCCCCCCTCCACTCCACTACACCGGGGTCGGCCTTCTTGCCGCTATACCGAGGAAGGAAACGCAATGTCGTTGTCCGGAATGGACCGTGAGTCCGCCGAAGCGTTGATGGCCGCCACTGGCCGGGTACTCGCGAAGTTCGACCGCTTGACCGAGAAGTACGGTACCGAGCCCCCGATGGGCTCCGTGGTCCGCTGGCAGAAGGTGTTCGGTGACGGCAAGGTCTACTCCTACGCCGCGATCCACACCGAGAATGGCTGGTACACCACCGGCCCGCGCTCCCCGAAGAGAATCGGCTGGGAGCCACTGATCGAGTGGATCGACGCGGGAGGCACCGCGTTCAACTTCGCGCAGATCGCCGGACCGTTCCCCATTCCGCACCGCGTGGTAACGACCGCCGGTTCGATCCTTGGCCCGTTTCCGCCGCCATTCCCGGCTGCTGATCTCGGCGAGGACATGATTACCCGTCGCAGTCCCGATCAGTCCGATGACGACATGCTGGATGACGAGCAGTCCGATGGCGAGCCGAATGACGGTGTCGGCTGGAAAGACCACAACTAACCCGCACCATTAACTCCGACAAGGGGGCATCAGCCCAGTGTCAATCACGCCCACTCCTGATCAGCGTCGTGCACTCGACGCGATAATGACTTGGTACGCCGAAGGCGGCGATCCGCCACTGACTCTCGGCGGTTTCGCGGGGACCGGGAAGACAACGCTACTCGGCCAGGTCCGTAGGCGCATCCCCGCCAAGCGAGTCGTGTTCGCGAGTTACACCGGTAAGGCCGTTTCGGTGTTGAAGTCCAAGCTTCCGCCGGGTTCCGATGTGACCACGCTTCATCGCCTCCTGTACACGCCGACCCATCGTCTGGTCTGCAAGGACTCCGGCGACAACCTGACGAACGCTCTCGGGACGCCGGCCTCGTTCTGCGACACACACCGGCCGAACCTCAAGGGTGCGGATGCGGACCATTCAATCCTGCAGGGTCGCGATCCGTGTACGCCGCAACGAAAGCTCGATTGGCTGCAGAACCTGAGCCCGCTCGATGGTATCGACCTGGTCGTTGTCGATGAAGCATCAATGGTCTCCGACAAGATCTGGGGCGACCTCACGAAGTGGGGTGTCCCGGTGCTGGCGGTCGGCGATCACGGCCAGTTGCCGCCGATCAAGTCAACGTTCAACCTGATGCAGCACCCGCAGATCAAGCTCGAGACCATCGTGCGTCAGGCCGCCGAATCGCCGATCATCCAGATGTCGATCATGGCTCGCGAAGGGCGGCCTATCCCGCGCAAGGACTTCGGTAACGGTGTCGTGAAGGTGCCACGGCACAAGCTCGGAAGGTACGAGCTCGATCCCGACTCGCAGGAGCAGTTGATCATCGTTGGCTACAACGCCACTCGAAACGACACCAACGAGATGCTCCGGCGACAGTGCGACCGGAAAGGTGAGCCGCAGCCCGGTGACGTGGTCATCTGCCTCCGTAACTCCTACGAGAACGGTGTCTTCAACGGGATGCGGGGTCGCATACTGCATCTCGAACCCGAACCGTGGCGCGAGGGCTACATGGCCGACATTCAGGTGTTCGGCGAGGACGAGATCTACACCGCAATGATCGCGGCCGACCAGTTCGGCAAGCCGAAGACCATGTCGGAGATGAATCGGCGATTCGGCCTGTGGGACTATGGCTATGCGATGACGTGTCACAAGGCCCAGGGCAGCCAAGCGGACAAAGTGGTCGTGATCGAGGAACGGATGCCGTCCGCCTCGGACGCGATGCACGCACGCTGGCTCTACACCGCCATTACGCGGGCCGCCAAGGAGTTGATCCTGGTCGGATGACTCCCGAGATGAAAGCGTTTATCGAGCAGGGACTCGCCTCGATGGAATTCACGGTTGAAGTGACCGGCTTCCTCCCCCGCGGTACCGACACCGAATGGTTCATGCTGCTCTGCACGCAATGCGGTGACCCGGCCGAGCCACTGTGGATGCCATTCGAGAGTGCCGAAGCACGAGGTAAGTGGGCCGCTGCACACACCGAGCTCGCTCACCACGACAAATACCGCGTTATCGATGTACCGAAGGGAGCTACAACGAATGGCTAACTCGCCCGCCCGGCAGATGGTCGCATTCCGCAAGCAACTGGCCGAGATGCCAACCGAGTACCTGTTCTGCCACAACTTCGGGCACCAGGTAACGCCGTCCACGATTAACCCGGACGGTCAGATCTTCGTTATCGGCCTGCTCTGCGGGTCATGCGGAATGGAGATCGACCGATTCCGCGACTCGTACACCGGAAAGGTGTCCAGCCGGTACTGGCACCCGAAGGGTGACTACTACTTCCGGGGTACCGGTCCGATAACGCCGCAGATGAAACTCGAGATCGAGGAAGCATGGCGCAACTCGGTCGATCTACCGAAAGCTGGCTGATGATGCAGCGCGAATACACGTTTAGCCTGTTTTATTGGCTGCTCGCCAACTGGAACTGGGCAACGGTAGCAGTACTCGCCGTTATCTCCGGAGTACTACTCAAGGTGGCGGACTGAATGACGGTCGAGGAGCTCCTTCCCGGAACGCGAATCACGCTCGAAGGGTCACCGTTGATCGGCACCTACATCGAGCAGACCCGCCATCCGCTCTACCCGCAACTACGGCTGGTCGTATGGGTACTCAGTGACGACGTAATATCGCTGGACGCACTAAGTCCGCAGCAAGAAATCGGTAACCCGATCGACCCGCAGAATCTCAAGGCACGGACGTACTGGCTGCGACAAGCACTCAACGCTGGAGGTAGATAGTATGCCGCTCTCGAGGATGGCCCTGAAGTGGGGCTTCAATGATGCCGGCCTCGGTGACATTCCGGGTCTCGATTACGACAAGATGGTCCACGCCATCGTGATCAAGCTCGCCGAGAACGATATCACGCAGTTCTTCGGCAAGATCCAGAACGCGATCGACAAGTGGCAGCGAGAGAACGCTCGGATCTTTCCGTCCGAGTACGCGGTAATACGTATTCACCCGTACGCGTACCGTGGCTACCTAAAGATGTGGCCGCAAACGATGGTGAGCCCCCTGCCGTTCGGCAGCAAGCCGAATTCCGTGTTCGGCGTCCCGATCGACGAGGACCAGCGAATGTTCCGTACCTCGTGGGAGCTTCAGCTCGGCGGAAAGCTCCTCGAGTCCGGCGAAGTATTGGAGATTGTCGAATGAGCTCCTATCTGTTTATCGGCGGGCCACTGGACGGTGAATACCGCGAGGTCGAGGACCCGCCGCCAACGTGTGTCCCGTACCTCTCAGCGGCACCGTGGACTTCGGAATACCAGCCGTACGCGATTCCGTACATCGCACTTCCAGCGGATACGGCTGACGGTACCTACGTGGTCTACACCGTTTTCGATGAAGCCGAGCTGTCCACGGCTCTCCGATGTCCGGTGTGCGTAAGCGCGGGGATCTACTCGGTCGAGCACCTCCCCTATTCCGATGCAAGACCCGGTGACGATTACCACGGCCAGTTCCCAATTCCGACGCCGTGGAACGATCCGAAGGCTGCCGTCCTCGAGGACATTCATCGCACTCTCGGAGTGAGTGGCGGACCATTCGGAATTGATGACGAGTTCCCGACACGTGAACCGCAGACCTTTACGTTCGGATACGACGACACCTCCGAAACAGCGCAGATTGAGCCACTACCCGACCAAAAGGGAGACGATGAGAATTGACATCGACGAATACGAGGTCACATATCGGCAGTTCGACCACTGGTGCCGCCAGAAATGGATTCGTTCCACCGGTAAAGGTGGCTCCGGAATCGATCGTGACTTCGAAGAGGACGAGGTAAAGATCTTCAAGATTATGGCTCCGCTCGTCAAGCTCGGCTTGTCCCCCCGCGTTGCAGCTGCGTTGGCGCGTACGCACGTTGAAAACGGCTTCACCGGCGCATTGACACTTCGGGACGGTGAACTGGAGCTCAGTGGCATCTTTGCCTCGGTACGCGCTGACGCAGTTACCCGGCGGGGTGGTCACCCGGGAGAGATGTTCTTCCGCTGACGTCACCTGCCCTGTCTGGGCCATATTGGGATACATGGGATTCGGCCTAGAATATCGGAACGGGACAGGTCGGGTTGCCTAGGGGCAATGGTACAGGGACTCTGGAGGTGCTATAGGGTGTGTCAGTGGAATATGGCTCTGGCCCAAGCATTCGTCGGTGTCCGCAGGTCGGACACTTCGTGTGCCCGAGTTGCGGTGGTAACGGAATAATGCTGATGATCCGCCATGCGAATACCGGACAAGCGGTCGGTACCGAAGTGTGCAACGTATGCGGCGGATCCGGACAACTAGGGAGTGGTAATGCGACAGACGCGTGGCCGCAAGATCTCGGGTTCGGCAAAGGCCTCCCCGGAACTGGCCTCTCTTAGCCGGATCCGCGGGATGGCGAGTTGGATTCGCCGAACCAGTGGAACGCCAAACGAATACCCGAAGATTTCGGCGATGAGTGGTCGCGAGATCTTCGATGCAAGGCAATTCGCAGTGGGCGGCTATCCGTGGCCCGCCAAGTGGACCCAACGACTCGTGGAGATGGCACGCAGTGGCTGAGTACCCGGAGGTGAATAGCGGTCCGCTCTGCAACGCCGAGGAGTCCGGCTACCTGGATAGTACCGAGGTGTTCTGCCCATTCGCAGCTGGACCGTGCACGTCGGAATGTCCGACCAATCGAGAACGAGCCTGCATTATCGGAGAGGACTAATCGCATGGCTGACACCGACAAGAAGCCGTTCGACATCACGACCCGCGTAAACGGTAAAACTACTGACTTTCAGGTGCCGATTGACGATCCCTTCATTCGTCATACCGTGTGGACGGAATGGCGGCTAATCTCGTGGCTCCCGTTCCCCCGCGTCCGGACCAGGGTCGAGGTTATCGTCGGAGCCGACCGCGACATCATCTACGCCGTAATGCACGCAGTTAGCGAACATCGAGCCACGGTTCCGCTAAACGATCCGATTCCGCCGCCGGACTCCACCGTTTTCGGATTCGAGTCCGCCGGTGACTAAGCCGCTGGAGGTACACCATTTCGTCGAAGGTGACCAGATCGACATTAAGTACCTCCTCGCTCCCGCGGTGGTCGAAGGTCACGAAGTAACGGAGCCGACCATGCTCTGGGTCGCCAATTCCGGCGGACCGGCCACCGTTACCGTGATGCAGTACGGCTGGAACCCGAAGAAGCCGGGTGACGTGATCACGGAGCCGAAAACGATTACCGTGCGGCGTCGGCGGTCACCGGATGACGGAGCATCCGAGACGCTCATCGGAATGTTCGCACCCGGTCCGATCAAGTACGACCGCCACTTCCGCAACCTTACCGTGTGCGCTTTTCGCTTTGACCCGAAGCCTGGTTGACCTATCGGGATCACTCGGGTATCCTATAGGTGGAGGCCCCCGGTACACACGGCCCGTATCCGCAGACATCTGCGGGTCCTGCAGCGTGGCGGGGGCCTCTCCAACTTTAGCGAAGAGAGACCGAATGTCCGACATGCAAGGTACCACGTCGCAGCGTAACCGAGAGCGAAACGAGGCAGTACAGGCTGAGCGACGTAGACGCAATCCTCCGATACCTACCGAAGGTGGCGGACACGCATCGAAGGTGTTTCCGCACTTCTCGGTGGCGAATGGCTTGTGCATGTGTCTTGCCGGTTGCTGTCTCGGAGTAAATGGCTGCCGCTGTCACGAATGTCCGTGTGACCGACCTGGTTCCCGCGGATACGGTAAACACTCGGGCAAGCTCCGCCCGGAAGGAGAATTCAGTGGCACTCGCAAAAGCAGGTAGCAGTACCCTCGATCTGCCGTGGGGCAAGCCCGATGAAGTCGAAGGCGGAATCGGGGTCAATGCCGCCATCTTCGGGTTCGCGGGGAGTGGGAAGTCCACCGTGGCGGCATCCGCCGTTTCCGCCGAAAGCGGTAAGCCACTGCTGGTCGTCAACTTCGATGGCGAGGTCAACTCCCTTCGGGGACGCACCGACATTGACATCTGGCCGCGGAAAGGCGGAGTGCGCAGCTGGGAACGAATCGCTGCGTTCACTGATCGGCTGGCCACCGGCAAGCACCCGTTCAAGACTATCGTGTTCGACACCGGGAACAACATGTACCGGTATGCACTAGCGCACGTGAAAGCGTCGGGTTCGCCGAACCGGGACCCCCGGCAGATCTTTGGCGGCGCAAACGACCTGGTCAACGAGGTAATCGTCAAGTTCGTGCAGATCGCTAACGAGCGGGGAATCAACGTCATCTGGAACTGGCACGCCGAGGAGGTCAAGGAAGGTGTCGGCGACGCGGTAAAGCTGTTCATTCGGCCGGATGCTACTCCCGGGGTACTGAAGACCATCTACCAGCAGCACTCCACGATCGGCTATCTCGAAGAGCGAATGGCGGGTAAGCGTCGGCTCTACCTGCACAACACGCTGAAGCTCATCGCAAAGGTACACCAGCCGCAGGGCGAAGGTGCATTGGCGGTCGAGATTGACGATCCAGACTTCGGCAAGGTAATCGACCACCTGAGGGGCGTGGCCAAGTATGACGCAGGGAAGAAGTCAACGATACGTACCCGGTCCGCTTGAGGGTCGACGCGACGTCCTAACGTGCTTGGACTGCGGAGCGATGGTTCCGTATCCGTTCGTTGATCGGCACGACAACCACCATTCTTCGTTGGAGGCACTCCGTGAACGGTTGGACCTGGTTCTTCGCGATCGTCAGCCTCTTGCTGGCAGTAATTATCGCAGTACTGACCTGGATCCTTCGCAGGGATCGGTCCAATCACCCTTCGGGCCTATCCTTGCCGGAATCGTCCGTCCCCAGTATCCCCACCGCTGAGGTCGAGCAGCTTCGGCGTGACCTGCATGAAGCCGGTGGATCGGTCGCGCGACTGACCAAGGAACTTTCGCTGGAGCGAGAGCAGACCGGTCGAAACCTCGAGACCATTGCCAAGCGGGCCGAGGTCGAAATACAGCAACGAGTGGCGTTGGCCCGAACGGAGCTGGAACGCGAATTTGCCGAGCGGAAACGGACTGACCGCCAGGTGTCGAACCAGCTTTCTCGAGCTGCGTTGCTGGCCAAGGTGGCGGAGCACATGGGTCCGTTGTTCCCCGGCTTCCCGTACAACCTTAAGGAATGTCGTCACGTCGGTGAGGTATTCGATTACCTGGTCTATGAAGGGCTGGAAGCCGGCGGAGATATCTCGGTGATCTTCCTCGAGATCAAGTCCTCGGCGTCCGGGCGTACTCGCCGGGTAACCAATCCGCGGGAGAAGGCGCTCCGGGACGCAATTAAAGCGGGTCGGGTCCACTACAAGGTCTGGCAGCCGCCAAACGCCGCCGAGCTGGAAAGGCTGGCTCGGGAGGCGATCGAATCGCTGGAGGTCCCAGCGCTCACCGAAGGAGGAGACAATGCCGATAGTTGAGGAACCGGGTCCGGAGAAGCGAGTCCTCGGGCGACACCACGCACCACTGGGTCAGCCGATCAGCCCGTTCAAGTACACCGTAACGCGGAACGATGGCGGTAAGCCGATTCCGCTGGACGAGCCGTGCCTGGTAATCCGCGCGCAGGACGCCTTTGCGCTCGTGTTCATTCAGATGTACATCAATCACACCCTCGATACCGTTAGTCCGGCCCTGACTAACGAGCTGCTCGCCCACCGGGAACGGATCCGGCGGTGGCAGGACGAACATCGGGATAAGGTAAAGCTCCCTGATTGACAAACTTCCAGCCATTCTATAGACTGGGTAATCCAAGGGGCCGCTGCCGCCCCGCAAGGCAGCAAAGAAGGAGGTACTCAGATGTGGCGCAGCGACTAGAAGCGCATCACGGCTGGAAGGGCGACAAAGCTGGCTATCATGCGCAGCTACATCGTGTACGAAGAGCACGTGGTCGCGCCAAAGAGCACCTTTGCGTGAAGCACGCAGAGAAGGGTAAGCAGGTACGAGCGAATGACTGGGCACACGTTCACGGTGAAAGTGGCTTTGACGTGTACGCGGATTTCGTTCCGCTCTGCGATCCCTGTCACGAAGAGTACGACAATCCCACGAAGGCACGCGGTGCGAGAGTGCAACTTGCTGCCGGGAAGCTAGCCGAACAGGACGTCATTCGTATTCGAGAACTGCTAGCGAAGAAGGTTCCGCAGCAGCGTATCGCAACGGAGTTCGGTGTCGTACAAACGGCAATTAGCAAGATTAACACGGGTCGCACGTACGCAAACGTGGGACGAACCGAAGGAAGTGGTTAGCATACCTGCAACGATTGACCTCACCGGCGTTAGCACCGAGGGCAAGCCGCCCCTGGAGCCAGACGTTTACCCGGCGGTCATCACGAAGGCCGACATTCACGACTCGAAGAGTGCCGGAGAGCCCACGCTCTACCTCGAGCTCTCCGTGAGTGACGAAGGCCGAAACGGTCGGTGGAGCACGTCACTGCAGCCCCAGTCGCTATGGCGGGTCAAGCGACTTCTGGTCAACCTCGGTCTCGAAGTCCCGGAAGGGGAGTTCGAATTCGACGAGGAGGACCTGATCGGCGTCGAGTGCCAGGTGCGGACGATCCAGGAGCCGCACTACCAGGACAAGAAGCGGAAGACCTGGCGCATCGCCGAGATCCTCAACGAGGACGGCGAAACCGGCGAGGGCTGGGGGTAGCAAGCACCGGTCCGAATTGCTGCACCCGACACGGATCGGGCGTCCTAGGGCGTGCAGCCGGACCGGGTAGTACCCGGCGGGGATTCGGGATCGGAGCTGACGGGTCCCCGCCGGGCTTTTTCGATCGGAGGGACGAATGCGTGTTATCGGGGTTGACCCGGGGGCAGTATATACCGGTGTCGCGATACTGGACAGCGACGGCAAGTTCATCTACTGGAACGAGTCCGATGACCCGGTTGTCATCTGGGTCGCCATCGAAGAAGCTTGCCGTTACGGTGAAGGTGTCGTTGTCGTTGAGGACTTCCTCGGGTCCGGTCGCCGAAACGAATACACGCAACGGACCACCGAAGCACTCGGGTACATCTACCACCGCTGTCGCGAGGAAGGCATTACGGTCGAACGGGTACCGCAGCAAGCTCGACTGGCCAACGTGATGAACGTCCCGAAGGAGATATCCCGCAAGGACGAGAAAGCTGCGGCGGCCCACGCACTCTCATACCGCGAAAGGAAACGGACTTGAGTCCTAAGCGTACGGTCGATCTTACGCATTATGCGCAGATCGCACACCGGTTGTTCTTGACGCCGGGAAAGTGCCAGCGTATCCACGGGCACTCGTTGACGATTAACCTCGAGCTGGTCGGGGAGGTGGACGGTACCGGGAAGATTGTCGGTCTCGATTTCGCCGCAATAAAGAGCGCCTTTCGGTCATTCGTGGACGCCTATCTCGATCACAGCTTGCTGCTGAATGAGATCGACCCGTTCGCTCGTCAGCTTCTTACGAACCCGCAGTATGGCGCAGAAGGCGGAACGTGGATCAGCGAAGTCGAACCCGCCGATCTTCCCGGGTTGCGAAGGTGCGCGGGAGACCCGACCACGGAGAACATAGCGATGTGGATCGCCGAATGGGCCGCGCTAACGTTCACGGTACTCGGTCTCTATAGCGTGTCCGTCCACGTTGACGAGACCGACACCAACGGTTCCGGGTACGAATGCGCCGTGGACCACCTTACCCGTAAGCGAGAGCTCACCGATGTACTCGGGAGGTGGAAGTGATCGACTTCGAAGCGCGTCCGTCGCGTGACTGGCTGCTGGTCTCGGAGATGTTCGGTCCTACCTTTCAAGGCGAAGGGCCGTCAACCGGACAGTTGGCGATGTTCATTCGCCTCGGCGGGTGCAATCAGCACTGCGGCTTCTGTGACACGCCGCACACCTGGGTCTTCACCGATCGTCAGGTCGAACAGCATGACCTATCGCTGGTACCGTTCAGTCCGAAGGAGGAGCTAACCCGGTACACGATTCGCGATGTCGCCGCCGAGATCATCGCGTCCGGTGTCGATCTTATCGTGATTACCGGTGGCGAGCCACTGCTGCAAGCCGAACAGGTGGCGAAGCTAATCTCAGCGGTGAACGAGGAATCGGCACACCACTTCGAAATCGAAACGGCCGGGACGGTCTCCCCCGCGCCCCTAGTGATGTTCGAGAACGTCCGCTTCAACGTATCGCCGAAATTGGCGTCCAGCGGTAACGAGCTCGAGCTGCGCCGGAATATCCCGGTACTTTCCGAGCTGCGTGACTTCCCGGGTACCGCATTCAAGTTCGTAATGGGCTACGAATACGGTGCCGATCTGGCCGAAGTACTTGAGCTGCAGAAACTCGTCGGCTTCAATAACGATCGAGTCTGGCTGATGCCGGAGGGAATCACGGAGAAGGGTATTCTCGACGGAATGAAGCGGCTGTCCTCAGTGGCGTTGTTCAACTACTGGCATCTCTCCACCCGCATGCACGTACTCCTTTGGGGGAATGAACGTGGCCGTTAATCTTCGTATGCAAGCCGCCGTTGAGATACTACTCAGCGAACTCGGGTACGACCTGTCGGATGCGCACTTCCGGCGGACCCCCGAACGCGTAGCGGAGGCACTCAACGGGTTCAGCAAGTCGCGTCACGATCGCGCGCACGACATTCTCGATGTCTCCTTCGAGGACGGGTTCTCGAGTCTGGTACTGGTCGGACCGATCGAGTACACGAGCATGTGCGCCCATCACCTCCTACCCGTGCAGGGTAAAGCATACGTGGGTTACCTTGCCGACGGGAGGATCTGCGGACTGTCCAAGCTCGCACGGCTGGTCGATCACTACGCCAGGCAGCTTACCGTTCAGGAACGCGTTACCGACCAGGTAGCGGATGCGCTGGAGGAACAGCTCAAACCGAAGGGCTGTATGGTCGTCATTCGGGCCGTTCACGGGTGCATGTCGATTCGCGGGGTCCAGGACCACGACGCGCAGACCACCACGTCCGCCGTTCGGGGACTGCACAAGGACTCCGATAGTGCGCGCTCCGAGTTTCTGTCCCTGGTCGGGATGCGAGAAAGGATGCTCGGGTGAAGCTCGCACACATCGTTCCGCACTCACTGCTGGAGTGTGCCCGCGACTCGGAGGCGTTCCTGTGCCTCTCGAACCTCGTGGTCCGCAATCCGTTCTACGCCGAATTCCATCGGCGAATGGCGCGGGAGGGTAAGCTCGTCATCCTCGACAACCCGGTACACGAGAACGGGGAACTCGATCTCCGCGAGTGGGCCGAAGCCGCAAAGCTGATAACGCCAACGGTGGCGATTATCCCGGACGTGATTGACGATGCTAACGCCACCGTTATGTACGCTCGGGAGTTTCGTGGTGTCATTCGGGAATGGTCTCCGAGTACGCGGCTGATGGCCGTCCCGCATGGCGTGGAGCAGATCGATTTCCTTCGGTGTGCGCAGGAACTGCTTCGGCTGAAGAACCCCTCGATTCACTGGTTCGGCGTGTCCCTGGAGCGACGGTTGGACGATGACCCTTACGCGTTTCAGCGGCGGGTCCAGCGCGTACGAATGCTGACGTCGGAGCCGTCCTTTCGGTACCGCAGCATTCACCTGCTCGGCGTCTCGGAGGCAGCTTCGGAGTTCCTGCACCCCGCGTTCCTCAATGTCGCGAGTGCGGATACGTCCAAGTTCGCCGTGTGGTGGTTGAACGGCACGGCACCGCTACCCCCGTCACCGATCAAGCAGCCATATCCGGGTCGGGCCTCCCTCGGTGGAAGTACTCGTTACTTCGACTTTGAACCGCAGGAAGCATTCCTGCGTGACCGCCTCGCCGAGTACCTCTTGGCGTGGACCAACTACGCAATACATAGGTAGGTAGCAGTGAGTGGAATCTTTGCCGCATCCGTTTCGTCGGATTCGGCGGGTATTCGGTCTGAGCTGAAGCTGCTTTCGCAGCGTGCGTCAGCGCGGGGGAAGGACGCAATCAAGATAGCGTCGTTCCGCGATGACGGGACCATCGGCTATGTCGGCGCAACCGGCCACGTACAGGTTGGCGTTGATCGCGCACTAACCGATGCGCGCCACTACACCCTGGTCGGGTGTGCCTACGGGGCACCGTCCGGGGCTCAGATCGAGACGATCTTCGACGTTCCGCCATTCACCAGCAAGGACTCGCAGTGGCTGGTCACGATCGATGGAATCGTTACCGGCTACACCGGGCAGCAGGTTGCCGACATTATCTCCCGGGAAGGCTGGAGTACGGTCGAGACGCTGCACGGTCAGTTCGCGATCATCGGCGTGGAGCGTTCTTCGGACGGTATCTACTGGGCGTGCAAGGCGAAGCCGCTATACGGACTGCACCACCCGTATGACGGAATCACGATGGTCGCGTCACAGCGGGATGACCTGTACGGGTTCTACCACGAAACCCGCACTTCCTCGCCGTTCGCACTAGAGCCGTACACGCGCGGTCGCATCTCGCGGGAAGGTACCTTCGGGTCGCACCCGCTCAATCGCAAGTCGAGTAACGGATCGCTCGTCCTTTCGGGTGGCGGACTGGATACCGCCGTAGCCGCGTGGGACAACGCAGCAACGTACTCGGAAGAGCCGACCGTACTGCTGCACATCGATTACGGCCAGAAGGCACGGGTCGCCGAATGGCACGCGACGCAGGAACTGTCGGTTCGAATGCGAAAGCACCTCGGGGTGACGACAAGTGCGATTCGGCTCAAGTTCAATCTCGGACTGCTGGCCGGCGACAGTTCACCGTTGACCGGTGACAAGGATGTCGAGTCGAATCCGCAGGCCGGACAGGCACACGAATGGTTCCCCGCACGTAACACCGTGCTGATGTCGATGGGACTCTCGTGGGCCGAAGCGAACGGGATGGCCCGGATCGTTACCGGGATCAATATGGAGGCCGCCGGTGCGTACCCGGACAACGAGCAGGAATGGCTGATCCGCTGGCAGTCACTGGTTCCGTATGCGGTCGGCGATTCCGTGTCGATTGATCTCGAAGCACCACTGGTCGGGATGTCGAAGAAGGACATCGTCAAGCTCGGGGACAAGCTCGGCTTTCCGTTCGAAACGTTCTCGTGGTCGTGCTACAACGGCGGGGTAATCCACTGCGGAACGTGCAGCTCATGCCGCTGTCGCCGGGCTGCCTTCGTGTCGGCCGGCGTTACCGATCCTACGGAGTACAAGGACTAATGGCGAATACGGTACCGGTGTACATTCGCATCGGGAACAGACCTGAACGCCACGTCGGAAACGTGGTAATCGACGACCGGGTGTACACGGGCGAGGGCCCCCGCGTTGTCGCCAATCTGCTTCGCAGTGCGGCTGACGCAATCGAAGTAGACCTACCCGAACTGGAGGACGAAGATGACCCGACACACCCGGCTACAGCATAAGCTCAGCAGTTCGCACCGGGATGCTAGACGGCGTAAGCTGTCCCGGCGGTATCCCGGACCCCGCGCCCAGGAGTACAAAGCGCGGCGAATTAACGTCGAAAGCCTCTGGCAGGTCTTCTTCGGACGGAAGGCGAAGTCGTGATCTGTCCCCCGTGTCGTGATGCCGGCGAAGAGACGACTCTCGGTAATACCTCGGGTGCGGAGATGTTTCACCAGCACTGCGCCGATCCGCTTACGTGTCCGTGTCAGCACAAACTAGAGTCGGTTGTCATTCAACCCGATAACTGATAGGCTGGTTACCTATGGTCAGATATCGCGCAAGTGCCAGCTCAGGGTGCGCCTCTTGCCCGTTGAAGAGCCTAGCGGGTAATCACCGTTGGGTCCCGGGTAGCGGTCCGGCGAAGGCACGCTTGGTCATTGTCGGGGAAGGACCCGGAGAGACGGAGTTGATCACCGGCAAGCCGTTCATGGGTCGCAGTGGCGAGCTGCTGAATGCCACGCTCAATGCGAATGGCTTGGCGCGTCCCGATATCTACCTGACGAACGCCAACGAGTGCAACGTCAAGGCCACGAAGGCCTACCAGGAGGCGTGTCACGATCGTCTCTTCGGGGAGATAGGGGCGCGGGAGCCCGATCTCGTAATCACCCTCGGTAAACCGGCGTTCCAAGCGGTATGCCAGACCAGCGATTCATTGGCGAATGCGGAAGGGGCATTGCAGTGGAGCCCGACCCTCGGGACGTGGGTATTGCCTACCTGGCACCCCGCGGCCGCCCTCCGCGCGGACTCTTTCTATCCGCCGATCGCCAACACATTCTGGCGTGCCTCCCGGTTCCTGGATGGTACGACCCCCCTCCCGCAGCCCGGTGGCGCAAAGCGGAACTTTCGCTGGACCTTCTTCCGTTCACCGGAGGGAGCGATCAAAGGTATCCGGTACTACCTCAATCGGGCGCGGGAGAAGAAGATCACGGTCTCGATAGACACCGAGTCGTGGACGAAGATGTCCCCGTACGAGATCGCGCACAACCTGAAACCGAAGGGTAAAGGTCGACCGCATCCGGAGCGCGATGAGTGGATCATGCTCCAGCTTTACGACGGGAAACGCGCATGCGCAATCGACATGACGGCGATGAACGATGAGTCACGAAAGTGGATCAAGCGACTCATCACCTCGCCTCGGATTCTCTATACGGGTCATAACATCTGCACATATGACACCCGGGTCTTTCGCCATAATCTCGGTGTATGTCCCGCTGACGAAAGCATCCGTGATACGCTCCTCCTGGGGCTGGGACTGTCCGAAAGAGCTAGTGCAATTGGCTTGGAGCCGCTATCTCGGACGTGGCTCAACGCTCCGGCGTATAAGCAAGGACTACGGGACAGCGGCTACCGACATCAGAAAGGACCACAGAACGACGAGCAATGGCGGCACCTAGCCAGGTATGGAGTTGACGATGTCTACAACGGATACGAGCTCAACCGCATCCTCCCAGGTATGGTGCGTGACGAAGGAACAATGGGCTTGGTTCGCAACGTCCTTCAGCCCCTCGCGCTCACGTGCGGGCGAATTGCGTCTCGTGGCCTCCCCGTTGACACCACGCAGTTCGACAACCTCCAAGAGCACTGGGGCGCAAAGGTAACGCACTTCGCGGACCAACTAGATGCGCTGGCCACGGAAGCCGGTTTCCCGTTGGACCCCGCGGTCAAGAAGGGTGATACGTTCAACCCGAACAGTCACCCGCAATTGGCGCATCTCGCCTTCGACGTCCTGGGCTTGAGTGCAACGGACGGCGCGACAAACCGTAAGTTCACTTCGAAGTTCAATCGGGCGCGTAATCCCCGGTCAGTGGACGCTGACTTCCTCATCGGACACGAAGACACCGAGTTCTCGCAATTGATGCAGCAGTACCGCATATACTTCAAGCTATATCGTACCTACGTCCTCGGCTTGCTAAGGGAGATCGATCCCGATGGGCTCATTCACCCCGATTTCAATCTCGCCGGAACAGCCACTGGGCGGCTGGTGGTCAAGCCCCTGCTACAGGTACTTCCGCACTACGGCGCACACCGACTTTTGGCTGACGAGGATTTCGCAACCGAGACACGTCGCCTTTTCCCTGCCCGACCGGGTTATCTTCTCGTCGCCGCCGACTTCAAGCAGCTGGAGATGCGAGTTGCTGCTGCCCTATCTGGTGACCCGCAACTTGCTCGAACACTCGAGGCTAGTGACCCCCATGCTGTAACCGCACGGTATATGTTCCAGCGGGAAGGCGTTGACGATGCCGACCGCCATGCGGCCAAGCGAGTAACCTTCGGGGTGATGTATAACCGATCGGCATTCACGTTGTGCCGTGGTCCCCTACTGGACGTTCTCGGGGGAATCGCGATCCCGGAGGCCGTTCGGTATAAGAAGGCGCAGGAGTTCATCGATGCGTTCTGGAAGGTCTACCCGCAGTACTGGGACTGGCAGCTCGCGAAGAAGGAAGAAGCACTTACGCGCGGCGAGCTAACTACCCCGTTCGGTCGGAAGCGTCGTTGGCCGTTGATCACGCACCAGAACAAGCGAGAGATCGAGAACCAAGCGGTCAACTACCCGATCCAATCGGCGGCCTCCGATATGTGCTCAATGGCCCTGGTTCACCTCGAGCCGGCCTTGCAGGGTGTCGGCTATCCGCTTTACACGGTACACGACCAAGTGGTAGCGGAGATCAAGGAGGAGCGGCTGGAGGACGGTATTCGGATCATGCGTGAGGTAATGATGACCCCGTTGTTCGAAACGCACGGGGTCGCGTTTGACGTAACCGTGGAAGTCGGCCCTAACCTGGGCGACGTAAAGAAGTGGACGGTAGCAGCATGACGAACGAGGATATTAACGTGGCCGCAGCAACGTCTCGTGACGCTACGGAGTACGCGAATCCCCTCCCAAACGAGTACGTACCGCCGGTTAACCCGAGAGCACTCGAATACTTCGGCGCAAAAAAGGTCGAAGAGCGCACCCTTCAGCTACTTGCGGGACTACCGAACGGTCAGACCGCATCTTACGCAGTGCTGCAGAACGCCGCAATTGCGGAATTGGCACTGGAGGAGATACTCGGTGAACCGACGTGATCTATACGACCGCATCGACCATCTGGCATAACCCGCGAGAGTACCGCTGGGAGTTCGTTGACGAACGTGCTCGGGTAGTAGCGTGGATCGCCGATGAGATGCTCGCTAGGACGTATCCGGAACTACTACTGACCCATCATAACGGCGTAATACGTCGAATCGCCTCGGAGGCATTCAGTGCAGACACTGCAGGTACCCGATCATCTGTTCCCCGCGCTGCAGAAGATGGTCGTGACGCTGACCAAGAAGGGGCATGACTACTCGAACTCCGATGAGGACTGGGGCTCGAACTTCGCGACCACGTCCGACCACTTCGGGATGCACCCGTGGGAGGCCGCCGATTTCAACGAACTGCAGAAGCTGGCCCGACTCCGTGCCCTTCGAAGGCGTCCACACGGTCCCCGGAACGAATCGGTCGAGGATTCGTACCTTGACAAGGCGAATTTCGCCCTGCTGGCGTACGCGCTGTACCTACTCGCATACCCGCCGCAGCAGGAGTTCGACCTCTCGAATCCGGAAGTCACCGCAGCTGCGAAAGCAAATTTGGCGCATTCCGCCGGCGCATACGGTATCCCCCAGCGAATGACGGACACGGATGCCTACGCTCGTGGTCCGTACCAGTCCGGTGGCCGCAACGAGGTTCACCACGCAACCCCCGAGGAGCAGCGGATCCTGGCCCGTCGCGAGCAGACAGACCACACCTGACCTGCAGTTTCTCGCTTGCCGGCACCAGGCGTCTCTGCTAGACTGGTGGTTGGAGAGGGAGGTGCGCGGTGTCAGCACTCGAGCACAAGAGGACCGCATCGAGGTACTACCGGGAAGGCCGCAAGTGGGCCCGACACGCAAAGGAATGGGCGCAGGCAGCGCGGGACACCGAAGTCAGCCTGTCGAAGGCCGAGCCCGAGGACGTTGAGTTCTACACGTCGCAGCTTTCGTCCTGGGAGAGGCTGGCCGCTAGTGCCGCCTCGTGGACCGAAGAGTGCCGCCGCCAGGCTCGATTCTATCGGGGCCTCCAGCGTGACGCCGCTAAGCGGGAGGCAGCATGATCGACACCGACAAGCTCGCCCGAGAGATCGTGTGGCTCGCCCTGTATTGGGCAGACGGCGATCCCAAGAAGCTGGACGAAGCCGAAGAGATATTGCGCCGGACCCCGGTGCTCGAACACAAGGAGAAGTAATGGCCGCCAAGATCCATACCGTTGCGAAGTCGATGAAGGAGGTGGAGTGCACGAAGTGCCACGACACGATCCCCGTGGGCTCGCCCTACCAGTACTTCAAGCCCGGATATCGCGGGAGGCTGAAAGTGCGCCGGTGTATGAAGCCGGACTGCACCCCGAAGCGTTCCGAGCTGGACACCAGTAAACTGGCGGAGGTATACGCGGCCCAGGAGGACGCCACGGACACGATTGCGAATGCGACAACGATCGCCGATGTCACGGAGGCCGTTGACGCCGTTCACGAGGAAGCGGAACGCATCCAGCAGGAATACCAGGACGCGGTCGATGCCTCGCCGATGATGTCCGGTCAGATGGAGGACCGGATGAGCGCCCTCGACACCTACATCAGTGAGCTCGAAGGGTTCGACCCCGGAGAGACCGAGGAACTCGGTGACGACCCCGATGACGAGGCCCAAGCCGAATACGACGAAGCACTCAGCCGGGCCCGTGACGAGGCCCTCGACCTTATTGGATCATTCGAGTTCTAACCACGAGGAAGGACCACTGCGATGGCTACCGATTCCGCGATCAACCGCCTTGCAAAGATGCTCCAGTACGCCGAGCGTGGCGACACCCCGGGTGAGCGAGATGCCGCAACTGAGAAGGCACTCGCATTCGCCAAGAAGCACCAGATCGACATTGCCGTCGCGATGTCCAAGAAGGGGACGGACCACTCCGTAAAGAAGGAGAAGACGCGGTTCGCGATTCCGCTCAAGCGACCGATGATGCAGCAGATGACGCTCGCGACCCACGTGTTCCGCTTCGCCGGGTGCCAGGTGCTTCGCTTCGGGCGGGGTCGTGACCTTCGTCTGGTCGCATTCGGCTTCGAATCGGACATTGACACCGGGCGGATGCTGTTTGCGTCCCTGGTCGTGCAGGCCGAGCGCCGCTGCGCAGCCGAATGGAAGGCGCACCTCGCGGCCCCCGTGTATTTCCAGGAGAAGCCGCGTACCTTCCGCCGCGGTTTCTACGAGCGCTATGCCGATGAGATCTTCTGGCGCCTCGACGCCATCTCCCGCGCCGCCGAAAAAGCGGCCGAACTTGACGCCCCCGGTACCGGCCTCGCTATCCGCAGTAAGGACGACGAGATGAAGGCCTGGATCGCCGAGATGTTCGGGACACTGGGCAAGGCGCGTAAGCAGACCGGTACCCGCCTTTCCTCCGCGGGTAGGAGCGCGGGGGCCCGAGCCGGTCGCGAAGCAGATCTCGGCCAGAGCACCCTTGCCAAGGAGCACCCGGGGATTGAGGGCTGAGACCCGGTTCGGGCACCTCCGGGGTGTGCTAAAGGTCCGGAGGTGCCCGGTGCGGTATCCGGTGCCGGACCTGCCGCTATGGTTCTGGGTCCCGGTTGACAGGACCAGTGATGTCTGCTAGACTTGGTGTACCGAGGAAGAGGGAGGCCAAGGATGGCAGCCAGAAGGACCCGCAGCGGTACAACCCGGCCGGTCAGTGCCCGCACCGCGAAGAGGCGAGCCGCGAAACTCGCAGCCTCGAAGGTGGCCGCAGGCCGGTCCGAGCGCAACGAGCAGGGTGTCGAGTCAATGGCGCAGGCCCGTGCGTTCGATCGCAAGAAGAAGCGTTATCGCCGGCTCGGCCTGTGTCACCCGTGCGCATCGCAGGCGGCGTGGGGACACCAGTGCGGATTCGGTAAGGGGCGCATTCACGACCCGTGCGCAACCTGTGCCCCGATCGTCGCAGGGTTCCCGGACGCGGGGCCGACCGACAGCAAGTGGCGCAAGTGCCTCGCCAAGGTGGAGTACCTGACCAAGGCCGAGGCTCGGGAGTTGGGGCTCATATGAGTGCAATCGAAAAGGCGTTCGCACAGCACGGGATCACCGTGGAAAGCGTCGGGGACGGTGTGCTGATCCCCGAGGCCGAAGCGTACGAGCTCATCGGGTACCTGGAGCTAATGCACGGTCAACTCTACAAGCGCGGGCTGTGCGCAAACGGTTCGCCGATCCTCCCGGGTGACCACGTAGCGCCCCTCGCAACTGAAACTCCCGAGTAGCGCCAGTTCACGGGGGCGGCCGGCACTACAACCACGTTGCCGGCCGCCCCGCAGTCTGCTAGACTGGAGGGGAAGAGGGAGAGTGACGGACATGACAGCAACGAAGTATCGCGTGTGGCGCCGCAACGACGGATACATCTCGGCAACCGCGTACAACGTTTCGACACGGGAGTTCGAGATCCTTCTCGTGACCGAGGACTGGACCGAGGCCCGCGACCTGATTGCGTCCGAGCGCAAGGCCGCCGGTCACCCGGAGAACGGGTGGCTCTGGACGTGCCAGATGGCGGACTGCGAAAACGATGCCAAGCCCCGTCCGGTGTACGACGCGAACCCGAACCCCGCCGCCAGAAAGCAGATCGGAACCACGTCGATTTGCACCCCGTGTCAGACCGCGATCGACAACCTGAATGCGAAGGTGACCCGATGACGCTAACCGCTGGCGAACTCAAGGAACTGCTCGAGGACGTGTCGGACGAAACGCCGATTCACTTGGCGCACCAGCCGCGTTACCCACTGGAGTACACCGCACAGCAGGCCGTCCTTTCCGAGGACGAGGACGGCAACCCGGTCGTGTTCATCGCCGAAGGTATCCAGGTCGGGTACCTTTCCGGTGTCGCAGGCCTCGAACTGGGATGGAGCGAACGATGACCGAGTTCAGTGACGAGACCATCCGCAAGGGAACGGCGGACTGGTTCAACCGCGAAGGACC